TTTGTGTTTACATATAAGGTAAATTTTGCTTCCAAGTCAACTGAACATGCTCCGGAGCAAACAAGCAATCTTCCTTCTGAAAATTTCTTAGTCCAACTCCTTTCTAGTTCTAGATAAAATTCACTGTTTAAAATATCATTCCAGTTGTGCGAAGATAATTTTAACTTATCTCCTCCGTAGGTTGTCCATAATTTATAGTACCCGTCCGGATCTGTCGGGTTCAATGTAAATTTTGCGCCTGCTATAAAACAACACGGTAATAGATGTGTGTCGGCATCAATGTATAATTCGTCCTTTTCTAATGACTGACATTTTATACAAGACTTCTCGGAATTCTCTCCCCACTCTTCAGTTGATTTTTTATCAAGTTTTAGCAGTATTGATTTTTCTTCTTCTATGGTTGGAGGTTCTAATCTTTTTCCGTCGGCACCAAACGTTTCTCTTCCAAAAAGTTCTTCAACAAAGAATCTATTATTATAGATAGTAAAGAAATTCTTAAATCCCATTTGTTGAGAAAAATTTCTAGCTTCTTCAATTTGTTTTTCGTTATGTTTAAAAACAATAAATTGCCACCAGGCATGTCCGCCTGCATCAATAAATGCTTTCACATTCTCCATTAATTTATTCCACTTCACATTTACTCGATAAATCCAATTTGTATTTTCTAGCCCGTCAATGCCAAAAATAACTATATCAGTCCGATCTAATACAGATGCTAATTCTTTCCACCATTCGACGGATCTCAATCCTCCGTTTGTTGCTATAGTTAATTTTATATTCGGATTTTTCTTTTTTATTATTCTGCAAACATCTATAAAATTAGGTGCCGCACACGGATCTCCCATTGTTCCACAAAAATTTATTCTTTCTAAATCATTATAAATTTGATCTGGTATTCTTTCTTCATAGAATTCTGTTGGGATATAAGTTTGTTTAAAAAAGCTATGATCTCCTTCGTACCATTCTCTGAGACATTGTGGACAGGCAGCATTACAAATCGTGCTAGTTTCAATTTGTATATTTTTAATTTTATTGTATTTGGCCATATATAATTGCTACTTGTAGAAAATCAGTATTTCCCTCGATAATTAGATTTAATTTTGTATCTAAAATCTGCTGTCTTAATTCGTCGGCATTGAATGCTGCTAAGAGCGAATTGTAATAATCGTTTTTAAATAATTCGCTATCTTTTTCAGCCAATTGACCAACAATTTTTTTTGCAATATCTTTGTTTTTAGGACGAACCAAATCCATAATGAATACATTGTTTGAAATATTCTTTACACAGTTCCAAAAAATATTAGAATCATGTATGTGATGAAGTGTATTAGTTGATATTACGCAATCAGCAGAATCTTTAACATTTTTAAAATATTCGCATCTTAATCGTACTCCACTACTGATATTTTCTACAATAGTTTGTCCAAGTTCTATCATATACTCACTCGCGTCATAGCCGGTTATTAATAGGTCTGGATATTGCGTCTCTAATGCAAATAGATACGATCCAGTACCACATCCCAAATCGACTACTTTACCTTTTTTGAGATTGACATATTTTTTATAAAAGTCAAGAAATCCCTTGATTCCATAATCTCTACTACCGTGATGAAACGCCAATACTTGATTTTTTTCATTCATTATTTCTGGTTCTAAATGACGTTGCATATATTGGATCCTATAATAATTCTATCTTCATTCGAAAGATTGGGTTGAGTTTTATGATTTATATACCCGGGAAATATTATTAACATTCCTGTTTTCACGGTAATTTCTTGCTCAAATGATTTGTAACGCATTCGATCAAAATCATATGGCTGGTGTTTTAGCAAGATAGCATTGGGATGTTCGAATATAATATTTCCACCATTTGTAGGATGCTGAAGATAAAAACTAGCAGTCATGTGTATAGGACTATGATTATGCATATCAATAAATGATTCTTGTTCGTATCGATTCACCCACATTTCATAAACACCTGGTTTACCTGATTTACTATATCCTAATCTGTTCCAATATGTTCCTGCTTCTTTGTTTATAAATTCAGTTAATTCAATAAAGGATGGATCTAAATTTAAATCTCGTTTTATGTTATATGAACATATACCTTTTCCGCGTATGCTCGATTGATTATTCTTTTTGGTTTCTTCAAACCACGGTTGTATCTTAGGGAATAACATATTCTGAAGTTGTTTAATATCTCCAGAATACTCTGCTGTATGAATCAGTATGGGAAAAATTTCTTTAGTTGGCATAAGTCTATAAATACCGCATGTATCTTACTTATGTTGACTTACCGCCCGTACCAAAATATATTAGAGATCAAATAATTCACATAGTAGAACACCCTATTCATAATTTTCAAAACTCGGCATCATTCGTCGAATATGCTAGAAAAAATCTAAACATAGAAGCAAGCCAAGAAATTATTGATGCTATTGTTGGTATAGAATATAATTCGCAGGATTCTTTGGGTTATCATTTATCTGATGCTTTCAAATATTTTGATGATCTAGCAAATTTTGATTTTTTAGAAGTTAACGATGAAATTAAAAAATGGGTTAGAGAGAATATCGATCTTGATGTAATACACATTAGCATACAATCAATGCATAGTGGAAAAACAATCACCCCACACATTGATGAAATGAGAAATTACGCTTACAATTATATCATAGAAACAGGAGGAGATAAAACCTCCACATGTTTTTGGACTCCAAAGGTAGAATACAGTCATTTAAAAACATATGCTCAAACAGTATTTCCATATGACAGATTAGATTTAGTAGAAAAAATTAAAATAAAAGAATGCGCCTGGCACAAACTAGATACTAAAACTATTCATAGTGTAGAAAATTTAGATCCACATAAAAAAAGAATTTCGTTGTCACTGAGTTTTTTATGACCAATATTATATTTCCCTATTCAAAAAATAATCAACAACCGATTCGTAAAATAGAAGAATATACTGACTATGGGTTTATCGAAAATGGTAATCAGTATTTAGATCTAAGTTTGGGTGCCTGCGGTTGTTTTCCCCTAGGATTTAAAAGAAAAGACATTATTGATTTCGTATCTCTTAGAATGATCAATAATCCATTTTGCGGCGGAGAATTCTACACAACAAATGATGCTGTGTTAGAATTAACCGATCGAATTAGTAAAATGAGCGGAGGATACAAAAGTGCATTTGCATTGAGTGGAAGCGATGCGATCGAAGGAGCACTAAGGTTAGCTCAAATGTATAACAAAAAAAATAAATTTTTGGGATTTCGAAAATCTTATCATGGAAGTACATTTTTAAGTAGCAGTGTCAGTGATGCTACTTATATGACAGATGTATTCGGAAAAGATTCAAGATGTGTCATCAGCGATTACAACTTAGAGATGATTACTGAAGATTTATGTGCCGTAGTTGTAGAAACTGCCAGTTGGCAAAACGGATTATACGATCCTGGTGAAAACTTTTGGAACGGGCTTAGAGAAGAATGCACTCGCAAAAATATAGTTCTTATTGTTGATGACATCGCCGTGTGCGGAGGAAAGACTGGTTCTTTTTTTGGTTGGACTGGAAGAATAATTCCAGATATTTTTACAATGGGTAAAGCATTAACCGGAGGTTATTTTCCTCTCAGTGCCGTTTGTGCTAATCAAAAAATATTTGATAAAATTAAATATGATGTTTTTGTGCATGGCTTTAGTTACAGTTTCAATCTAAGTGGGATTTATTCTGCATTAGAATATATGAATATATTAGATCGAGAACAGTTATTAATTAATCAACCTAAATTAGAAAGATGGGGGAAATTAATGTGTCAGCGATTTAAAGACAAAGAATTAATTAAGGATTATAATAATTATGGACTTTTATTTAATCTAGTATTACTAAACGAAAAGCCCATGGACAGTACATTTGAAAGATTTTTATATCAATATGGGATTAATGCCGGAATGTGGAACGAAGGTGGAACTGGAGTTTTGTTTGTTATTCCTCTCGATGCACCTTCCGATTGGTTTGAAGACATTGAATATCGATTTTTACAAGCCTTAACTGATTACAGATCGATTTCTACCCTCACGAGATAGATCCAAAGTTAAACAGTGGATTCCTGCTTCCCAGAATAATCCGTGGCGTTGTGGTACTACATGACAGTTAATGCTGTAACGTTCCATGACTTTAAAAATACCGGGCTGATGATTGCTGAATAAAACATTGTTGCTGTCAATAACTAAAACATTACTATCAAAAAACACTTCTTGTGCATACCCTTTCCATTCGGTTAGCCACTTATCGATCCAAGCATCACTAAATTTGCCTGTTGTGTTTCGATAGTCATTGATAAATTTTGTATCGTCGAATTTCTCAAAATGATCTTGTAGCTCTACTATCTGCTTATTATGCAACGGTTCTGGTACCCAAGTTTTGTTTACGCAAAAAATTAGATCATCGTTAGTCATAAACCATCCGTGATCTATGTGTCCAAAACCTTTCTGATGTGTATTGCCTGCATCAATAATAGTATTTTCTGGAAGATTACGTTTCATCCATTCGAGTCCAAGAGTATTTCCCGGTCCTTTGATATTAGTAATTAATTTGTCTCCGCACTTAAACATTGTAGCTGTATGCCATAGAACTTGATTCTTTAATTGCTCGTGATAGACATATTCACCGTTTGCCCACCATCTATCTACTAGTGTATCTAATTTTGGTGGAGGCATGCTTATCCAATTATAACCTCTATCAAAAAATTCCTTAAAAATATGTGTGTAATTTATGCTGTCTAAATATCTATCAGGCATACTAGTATATGTTTGATAGATGGTATTTCCATAAACTAGATATTGATCTCGGGGAACAATAGGAGCAGTTGCATATTTAATTTTAAAATTGCTTAGATCAATATCTTCTTTAAAATAGGTTACATCGGGACGATATACTTTAATTCCCATTTTAATCAAATAGTCTGCTAGATTATCTAAATCTTCTTTAGTTTCGATAAAAATTTGAGATAATTTATTTCGACTATGATCAACAAAACAGTTACCTACTATAATTTCTTTAAGCGGATCCCAATTAGTATAAATCATTTGGAGGATCAAAATATTTTACTTTATCTAATACTTCTTGAAGAGGAATATCGGGATAGGTATAATCAGCAAAAGTCCAGATGCTAGATTTCATTATAATCTCATCTCTTACAATTTTAACATAAAAGTCATCGACTATTTTACACGCATCTGCATAAGTCATGTTATCATTTTCCCATATAACTTTATCGTTAGCTTGCTTCACTCGTGTTTCGGCCGATCCAAAAAATTTGACTTCCTCTGGAGGTTCTGGCTCGGGTATATCTGAATGTCGATACCCATATTTTCCCATATCTTTTGATATAGTAGATTGCACATCATTAGTTTCTGATCCGTGTATTTCTAAAGGAAATGCATGGACACATTCACCTTGCCAATTTTTTTCAATCCAATTAAAAGTTTTTATCTGACTTTCTAATGTTTCGTGCGGAAGTCCTACTACTATTCCGAGTGCCCCTCTGTAAGGACCATTGCTTAAAAAATAATTTTTTACTTCGATTAATCCATCTCCGAGTTTTTCCGGTCTCATTCCCTTTCCAATAAATTTTGCTGTTTCATAATTCATAGTTTCTATACCATAAAAATGTCCAACAAATCCCATCTTTAATAAAGGTTCCCAATCTCTTCTTCTAGAAACTAAAAGGTCTGCACGAATAAATCCTGCAAAAATAGTATCAAGATTTAATTGTTGTATAGCATCTGAATATTTTTCTATTTTTTCACTATGATCATTAAAAGTTTCATCGGCCATGTAGTAATTTTTGATTCCCCACCTTTCCCAATTTTCTTTCATATCTTCCTTAAAATCTTCTGCCGATCGAGTATAATCTCCCTTAACACCAAGAACCGGATGATTACAATATGGACATTGAAATTTACAACCTCTAGAGCACTCTATCGTCAACCATTCCCAGGGTTGTAGATCATCTCGATCTTGATATTTTATTGTGAGGCGATTCATAGGAAAAGCAGGATAATGTTTATTTGCGCTAATAACTTTTTTCTTTCCAAGATATAACGGATCAAGGGTTATTTTATTATTCGAATTTCCTACAAAAGATCTGGCAAGTTCTAATACTGCTAATTCTCCGTAGCCGTGAATATAGTAATCGACTTTTTTAGTATTAATTAGAGGTTTACTTTGTCCTCCTACAATTATTCTAATGTAAGGATAAGAAGATTTAATCCAGTCAATAAAAATATCAACGTCGTCGCTCCATGCATTAAAAAAAGAACTGAAACCAATAAAAATAGTTTTAGAACTTATACGCATTTTAGCTACTTCTTTTAATTCTTCTAGCGTGAATGATTTAACGTAATCTATTACCTCTACATCCCATTCGTGTTCGCGAAGAAATGTGGCTATCCTATATGGGCCTGCCAATCTCCTTAATGCCAAGTCGTGAACACAAAAAATTAATGCGTGATTCATGTTTCTAAAATCTCTTTTAAATATTCTTCACTCCAGTGCGTATAATAACTAGATTTAGATAATTTATCTCTCGCTTTATTCAGTTCGTCTCTCCACTGGCACAGAATTAAATTGTGTTCTCCATTATTAGTTTGTATACCATTAATGTAGGTTATTCTATTTTTAGGATCTGGTAAGAAAACCATCTCTGGATAAATGCTGTTATATTCTTTCGCAATTTTAAATATTTCTTCTTCGGAATAGTCATTCGGTAATTTATAAATGATGAGCTCAAAATTCCAAGGAGGTGGATCGATATCTGATCCATCAGTTTCAATAATTTCATACTTAGAACCTTTAGCATACGGACAAATGCTAAATCCACCAAGTTCATCTCTAGGTTGGGTAATACGATCAATCCAATTGTCAATATCCATTTTGTACCGTTATACTTGAAATAAAGTTTCTACCATTGATACTCTGTAAAATTAAATCAACAGTCTTTGTAAGATCTTCAATTGTAATTATGCTATTGGTATCCATTACCTTATTATATAATTCTATACCATTCTGATTTTCTGTGTCATAGGGATTATAAAAATTAGTTTGACAAACACCTGGCATAATAACTATGCTTTTACATTTACTACCGCTATGATTTATATCCCAGCTGACTTTATTAATAGCATATTTTTCTTCTCCGTAGTTTTTAAGCCATGGAAAATTTTTAGGTATATCTGCTAATGGTTCTGCAGCTATAGAACTTGTACTTATAATAAAATGAGGATCATTCCAATGTTGTTGGTGCCATAATTTCATTAGTTCTACTTGAGAATAATAATGATAGGCATTATTGATAAACAAATCACAATCTTTTGTATAAGAAATAATAATATCTTGATTAGATCTATCACCGATATCGAAACCGTTGTCTTTGCTAAATCCTTTAACTCTACAATTTAAATTAAGAAAATAATCATATAATCCTTTGCCAATCCCGCTGGTATGACCAGTAATTGCTATATTATTAAATTTCATAAACATCTTCCTTAAGAAGTTCTAATAACACAACAACTCTAGGAGATGATGTGTGATTCCAAACCGAATGAGGAGTTTCTACATCTAATAAAAAACATTCCCCCTCGAACCATCTTCCTCGATAATCTCCTTCTGAGAATCCGACATCTCCGAGAGGAATAATTAGAGGAACGTGACAAATAACATAATTTTCGTGACCTTCTTCTGTATCAGTGTGCATCGGAACAACTCCGCCTGCGTCTAAAACACTGTAACCTGCACTACGACAAGTATCACCAAAACTTTTAACTAGTTCAGTTAATATTGGGTATCGAGATAAATTTTTATCTTCCCATTTGCCCATAATTTTAATTACAAGCATTTTCCATTTATTTTGAGGATCTAAACTGTTTCCAATATATTCGCTGTAGAGGGGAATGTTACCAGTATCGTAACCGTGAACAGTCACAAATTCATTTTTTAATTTTGGTATAAATTTATTAATTTTATCTTTAAAAATAAATTTGTTTATGTCATAGATCATTCCACTCTCCATCCATGTGCCACGAAGGAAGTGAATCTTTATAAATCTCCGATGCCTTATTTACAGTAACAATAATGGCATTGGGATTATATTCTTTAATTTTTTTGAACAATAGATTCTCATTATATATTCTGTGTCTTAATGGAACAAAAGGTGCTACGGGATCGTAATTAAAAATATGACTAAGATGCACAATAGTAGAAGGCACTGCATCTAGCCAATCGCTTACTTCGAGATTTTTGTTAAGAACTAAATCTTGATGAGAAAATTCGAATTTAACGACTTTACTAATGTCACTCCAAATTACAGGATCAATCCGTTGTTCAACACCAGTTAACGTTATCCACTCTTGTTTTTTATTTTTTAAAAAACTTGATCTTTTATTAACATACGTTTTTACAAATTCTAAATAATTCAACCCGTCCCAATTCTTTATAATATATTCCATACACTCTAAAGCAAACAAATTATAATCTACAAAACGAACAACGGTATTTTTATCATATCCATATTCTAAAAGATATTCTATAAACTGCAATCCACTTGCTTGAATTACTAATTGTTGTATTGGTGTACTACAATTAATTTTTATAACTTCTTCTGTATTGTAAGGATAGAATAATGTTTGTGAGGCAACCTCGTTTTTGCCGTATAGATAATCGCACGATTTTATAAACGCAGGTTCATAATTAGGATAATAGTATCTTTTGTTTTTTCTGAAACGATCTGCAAATGGTTTCACAAATTTATTATTAGCAAACGCAACACTAAGAATGTTCCAGCCGTGCCATTTGTGTTTATATTGACGTTCGGTATCGCCACCGGTTACCCAGATAGGAGTATAATCGTCGTGAATATTTTCTTCACTGCGTCTGGGTGCTATCTGTGTATGAGCTGAATAATATTCAAATTTTCCTATAACAGGACAACCTAATTCTTTGTAAGTTTTTAGATTGATTATGTAGCATTGTTCGTGTAATTCATAATAACCATCATCCCTATCTGGTATATGACCCCAGATAAAAAATTCTTTGCCGCTGTAGACTTCCTTTTCGACTTCATGGAAAAATTCATCACCGTTGATGAACTCTGTGCCTGTACTTAATACAACTGCATGTGTATATTCTTTGGCGGCTTCTTGTAACATAGCATCTTCATCTAATCCTTGAATAATATTAAATCCGTGACCAAGAATCTTACTAAGAACATAATCCGACATGTTCCTTACCAATTCGGCAGTCCATTTAGTTTGGCACTGACTAATTCTATCTAAAAATATATAGACTATGTCCGGCGATCCTGCCGGTGTATTAAATTTTACCATATTGATTATTATAACATCTTACTAACATTTCACAAAACTCGGCAGTTCTATGTCCCAATATAATGTTAGCAATCATATGCACTCTTGGTTTACTGCTACGATTAAAAACGGCATGTTTTTTGCTTATATTGATCATAATTATCTTTCCTTCTTTCCAAGGAACTTTCTTATCTTCTATAAACATCTCGCAATTATTTGGATGAGCTATAGCAATATTAATTGGTAGAATAGATAATAATGGATCCATATCCAGTGGAATCTCGCCGTCGGTGTGCCAGTTTATATTACTCCACGGTGCCAATTTCATAAAACGTATTCTTGTATATCTTTCTGCAGGAAATTGATTCTTCCAAAAATCTGTAATTACAGGACACTTGTATGCTAGATCAGTATATTGATAAGGAGCATGATATTCATTATAACCATACCTGTCGGCAGTGTATGTTTTATCAATACCCAATCCGTGTAAACAACAACCGCTCCATCCTTCGCTATATCCTTCTCTATATTCTTGATAATGAGGCTCTGCTTCTAATGCCTGTTGTTTCCAGATATCTGCATTAAAAGAAATATCTAATTCTAACCAAGGTATATCTGATCTTAATATTTTACGTGCTTGTTCTATGCTATCCATGATTTAAAAATTTCTAAAGATTCTGCTATTGTTAGTCCCGCTTCTGGATTCTCTTTCCTACTAATGTCACAACTAATTAACCAACGCGGTTCCCAAACATTATTGTGAATGTTATGTGGAATGCCAGTTTGCACGATTGTAGGCCATTTAACCACGTGAGAATATAAATGATTAACTTGGTTAGGGTGGTATTGTATGTAAGGTGTACCTGCTTGGGTATCCGTAGTTTCAAATGGTTGCTCGCCCTCTTTAAGTTTGTACCAATGCATCATACTACCAGCACCCTGTACACACCAATTCATAACAGCACGGTCTGCGTCAGGAGAATGTCCGTCAATGTGTATACCGCATTGCTTGCCTTTAGGTGTGTAAAAAATAAGAGGAGGATAAGTTATTACTAATCCTAAACTATCAAGCCAGGATCGAAACTCATCAGATACGTCACTATGATTAGCAAACCATATTTCTGTTTGGTCGCCTGTTTGATTTAATATAGCAGGGTTTACTAACGGATGAGATATCGGTATAGATAAATCGATAGCATAATTAGTGTTCACTTTTGCCATCCAAAGAAATTAAACATATATTTTGTTTCAAGTCCCATATTCAGTCCGCCATGCCAATTTTGCCAATCATCCCAACGATAAACATCTCCTTGTTTAGGATCGTATATAGCATGATTTTCAATTATTGATACCTGACCAAAGCTAGGCTCGCATATATAGCAAGTATAATGAACAATTGGTCCTTTTGATAACCATTCTTTTTCCTGGTTGGGCATCTTATAATCGGGATGCCAAGGAACTATATACCCTGGAGGAACGGCACTAACCCAACAGCCTGCAGGTTCACAATTTATCCATTTAGAAAAATTTTCAACCCATACATTAGAAAAATGCTCATAAGGCAAATAATCAATCCATTTTGCTGCGGCATTATTTTTATCATAACCTGCATTTTCCCAAATCTTAATTAGTTTTTCTACTTTGGGATTTCCTAAATGTATATCATCTTCCTGATCGTTTCCTCTTAATCTAGGAGGTATTAATTTAAGATGATTTATTAAATCTTCCCATTTCATTGTTTTATTTGAATTTCCAATGTATGTGGCCATCACTTTATTCCTAAAAAATGAAACATAAATTGATCATGGAGCCCGCAGTTACCACCTGCATGATAATCTAAGTAATGGTCCCACTGATATGTATTACCAGAAAGTTCGCAATGAAAACATTGATTTTTACAAACAAAAACTCCTCCCGGATAAGGGTGACTGATAAAAGTACTGAACCGAATTACTTCTCCCTGAGATAGATATTCTTCAATGTTATCATCGATGTCTTGATGTATTGGAGCATATTTTCCTGGACGTATTTTACTAATCCATGCTCTAGCACATTTCATTCCAACAAATTTTTCAAATTCTATAACACACGAATTATCAAAATGTTTTATAGGATAATAATTAAACCACTCAACAGTGTCAACTTTATTATAGCCCGCATCAATCAACATTTGGATGTTATTGTCAAATCGACCATCAAAGTTCTTATAAAAGTCTACACCAAACGCTCTCCGATCGCCTTCTTCAATACATAAAGAGTCAATTATACTATCCCATTTTCCTGCAAAAAAATTACCTATAAACTTAATTGACATTTAATCCTCATATCTTATTACATATTCTTTAAATTTATTTGCACTTCTTTCTATAAGATTTTCATGTTTTTCATGATCTATCAATCCTGCACAGATCATAATGACTCTATTTTCTAAAACAGGATCTGCTCCATGAAACATCTTCTGATCATTAAATGCATAAATTGGGTAATCTTTTAATATCTTAGGATATATTTTTTCCCCAGTTATCTCTTTTGCAATATAAAAAGAATCTTGATCGTAATGAGGAGTTAATAAAACATTATATCTTTCCGGACTTTTAGGATATGTGAAGTCAATAGTTATATCATGATGAGCATCGACCGGACCTGTTTGAAGATATAGGCCTCCCCCGATAATTTGTTTAAATGGCAAAGATTCTAAAATTTCTATTAATTCTGGCATTAATTCTTTGATTCCGGGTCGATAGTAAGTTGGATCGTTATCGGTGAGATCTTGAAGTTTATCTTCTGTAAAAATTTGAGAAGCATCTCTCCAATCGGTCACTGCCTTTCTAACAACTAATGGACATAATAAAGCATTAGGTATAATATTTTTATCCAAATAATTCTTCTTAACATATTCTATGAGTAAATCTTGATCAGGAATTTTACATTTAATATCAATGGGAGTGTATATTATCATAATAATTCAAAGTTTTCTGGAAGCATTTTATTAAGTGTGTCTTTAGATTCTTTTTCGATATTAAATTTAACAAATGTTTTCCCATACTCAAACTTATTTATAAGCCCACTCTTATCAAAATGATTTAATAACGGACTTAATTTCTCATCAAAAATAAACCTCGCATGTTCGTCAGTAATATCATTAAACTTAATGCATACCGGAACGCTGTTTTTAAGAATATTGTTTTTTAATAACTGTCTAACAACTAATTGTATTCTTGTGACTCGTCCAACATTCATCGCTGTATGCCTAATCCCGGCATTCATGTTGTACCAAAATCCGTCTGTTGTTAACTTATACAACACGTTGTTTTCTAAATCTATCAAAAACGATTCATCAGAACATAAATTTAGATGATACCGATCATCTATATCAGCGTGTCCCTGGTAACATTTACCAGGTTCTAAAATTATTATCCTAGCTTCACCGATCGGTTCATTGATTGTTTTTAAAATAGATTCCCAAATAGTATTTTTAAATTCCTCTTTAATTTTCCAAGGATCATAAAAGAAAGAATCTGTTGGTTGATTGATTGTATATCTAAAGTTATCACTGGGAATTTCTTTCAATGCAATTTCGATTAAATCTAAAGAAACTTGATAGTTAGTTTTTGTTAACATGAAATATTTATATGCTACTATAACCCAGTTAAATAGTTCATGAACTATAATCATAATACATTTTGTATGCATCCTTTTACAGGATTAGCAACACGTGAAGACGGCGCAATTAAAGTTTGTTGTCGCAGTTATCCTATTGGATTTATACAAGATGCTTCTTTAGAAGATCATTGGAATAATGATACTATGAGACGCATTCGTAAACAAGTTTTAAACGGAGAACGTCCTCCGGAGTGTGAACCTTGTTTTAGTTTAGAAGATCAAGGGGTTGAAAGTTTAAGACAGCGACACATTAAAGGAGAAATTCCAGAAGCACGTATTAATCTTTATCCTAATTCATTAAAGAAAATGGATCAAGATTTTACAATGCCTTTCGAAATTCCAACAATAGAGATTAAATTGAATAATCTTTGCAATTTAAAATGTCGAATGTGCAACCCTACAGATAGCACTAGTTGGAATGATTGGAAACAGGTTGAGGAATTTTACGACAAAGAAGGAAATTTTATTTCTAAAAATGTAAGAAAACTTAATCTTATAAACAAACCCTACTTGGATAAATTTGAGGATAATCCTAACTGGTGGAATTCTTTTAAAAAATTACTTCCTTACTTTAGACGAGTAGAATTTGCTGGTGGTGAACCACTAATGGATCCACAGCATTATCGCATACTAGATATGCTAGCTCCTTACGGAAATCAAATAGAAATTAAGTATGCCACTAACCTGAATATTTTAGGTAAAAGCAATCGCACTATTTGGGAATATTGGCCTAAATTTAAAAGTGTAGCTGTAAATGTTTCTATTGATGGTATTGGTTCAAGTTATGAGTACATTCGTGGAAACGCAAGTTGGTCAGAATTAATTAACAATATTAAACAGATACAGACTATTCCTAATGTCAGTAGAATAGTAGGCGCTGTAGCTGTACAGATTAGTAATGTATTAATACTGGATGAAATGATAGAATACTTTTTAAATGATTTAGGAATCGTATTCTATACCAATATGGTAAAGTATCCTAAAGTTCTATCTATTCAAACACTTCCTCCAGAACTAAAAACTCAAGCTATAGAAAGATTAGAAAATGTTAAACCTCGGATTGAAAAATTTAAATTAATAAAAGAACATCCAATGCTTTATAATTTAACTATGGGACAAATACAAGGTGTTATCAATTTTCTTAATTCTAAAGACGAAAGCCATCTGTGGAAAGACTGCGTAGAATTTAATCATAGACTTGATGTCACAAGAGAACAACGATTTGAAGAAGTGACTCCGGAATTTACTGCCTATGTATAAAATAACCTCAGTATGGCCACATCAAGATCAAATCAAGATCGAGTGGAATCTTGGTAAACGCTGTAACTACGATTGCTCATATTGCCCTGCAGAGATACATGATAACTTTAGTCCGCATACGGATATAAATTTATTAGAACGAGCCGTAGATAGACTCTGCGAAATAGGTAAACCTTTGCGTATTAGCCTCACGGGAGGGGAACCCTGTGTGCATCCAGATATAGAAGACTTATTAGAATATTTCAAACGCAAAGATATTTTTTGGGTAAACTTAACTACCAATGGAACTAGAGGATATCAATGGTATTTAAATCATGAAATGTTTTATAATCACATCGTGTTCAGTCTGCACTTTGAACAGGAATGGATGAGAATATTTGATAATATAATGAAATTTTATGACAGTACTGAGCGTGACTTTCATGTTAATGTAATGGCACACTATAAACACATGCACGGTGTTCGTACAGTGGTTAAAAAGTTTGATGAACTAGGTATTAGATATGCTGTACGGCGTATCCGTTGGACAGAAGGAGATCACAATGTGTTTGATGATCTTAGATACGAAGGTCAAGATCTTGAGTGGATATTAAACAAGAATGCCACAGCTAAACCCAATTGCCGCATAGACGATGAACAGATCATTCATGCCAACGATGTAATCAAACAACATCTAAATCAATTCAAAGGATGGCAATGTAATGCAGGTCTCGAAAGTCTCATGATCAATTGGGATGGAGAAGTACATCGTGCTACCTGCCGTGTTGGTGGAAGTTTAGGTAATATCTATCAAGACACCTTTACTGTACCCAATCAACCTGTTGATTGCACTAGAGACTGGTGTACATGTGCCGCAGACATTCCGCTAACTAAAGAGAATAAAAATGAAACAAAAAGTTCTAATAATTGAGCCGCATAGTGATGACAGTTATATAGGTGCCGGTGGATTCTTTTTAAAGAATCGAGATCAGTATGATTTTTACTTTTGTTTAGTTGCGGCTTCGGATATAGAACTACATCACAAAACTGTAACTAGAGAAGAACGTCTAGCAGAGTATCAACAATTTGTTAAATGGGCTAATGGTACATGGGTACGTCCCACAACTGGCGAGTTTCAATTGCCATTAGACTTTGATTCCAAGTTAGATTTGTTTCCTCGTTCTAAACTAGTCAAATTAGTAGAAAATGCCATTATGGAAATTACGCCAGATATCATTATGACCATGGGTCCTAGTTTTCACATTGATCACACTACTGTCTATGAAGCAGTGATAGCGGCAACTCGTCCAACGTTTAACTACTGTCCTAAGACTATGTACATACTGGAAAACCCAACGTATGTGCATAAGTTATATAAAACAGATTATGACACTCCGAATGTATATGTAGAATTAACTGAGCAAGTAGTACAAGAAAAAATTGATTCATTTGCTAAAATTTTTAAATCGCAAGTGCGTCCACAAGACAACTACTTGTCTAGTAAAGGCATGCTTGATTGGGCAAAATACCGGGGTATCGAAGCACGTTGTGAATACGCAGAAGCATTTTACCAATACTACCATAGGATATAAGATGGATTTAGTAACTATTGCGTGTGAGCAAGATTTTGATGTAATGCGACTACAGGCCGAAAGCATCAGTAAGTTTCTACAGCCATGTACACATTGGGTTACTATTAACGAACGTTTTCCAGATAAGCAACGCTGGAAGGACATGTTAGAGCCATACTACACAAAACATAAACTTGTTTTATTATTTCCTAAATGGTACGAATACTTGCATGTCCCTGATGGATTTGAGCGCCACCAAGTTTATAAACTTAAAATGGTCAACTATATAAAAGACGAAGAGTTTTTATGTTTAGACCCTAAAGACTTTTTTGTTAAACCTTGCAGTACGACTGACTGGGCAGGTGTACTAGGTTGCGGTTGGATCGCTTATGATTCTAACTGGGAACCAGTTATTAAACGATTTGCTGAATACTTTAATGTAGACCCTGTAAGAGAAAAACAGTTTGCGTCAGAATGTCCGTTTGTATGGCGTACTGAACTAGTTAAAAGTTTAGGTGATATTGAAAAGTTTTGTAGCTGGTATTTAAAAGGTAAGTGTGGTGAACTAGTATTGTATTCATATCTTGCTAATCATCTAGTTGACGAGTCATTTGTTCCTCGTAAATTTGCTAGAATATTCTGGAGGGGAGAAACAGTTAACGAAACTGTTTTACAAGATACCTATAATACAGATTACGTTAAAGTTATGGGGTTCCACAGATATGTACGCTATGCCGCAACTGACGAACAACTTGCGGCTATTAATGTTTGGCTTAACCAACTAGGATTTAAAACACCTGTTGTAAGATTTAAACCATCTTGGTTTGAACGTTTTAGAAACAGCCGTTATTACAAAACGCTCAACTCTGGAAATACATCTCGATAATTAGTTCCACGCTGTGTATCTGTGGTTTCTAAATAATCTAGTAGTGTAGGAATTTTATCAGTCCAGTCTGCTGAATTCATGTATTTGATTAATCCCATCCAACGTTGAGCACCATATGGGTCTGTAGCAAAGTCTTTGTAGCCCATATGTTTAGCACAAAAATATTCAATGCGTTTTGCTACTTGATCTTTAATTTCTTTTGGTAGAACACGTACATTTAAGTAATCGGGCAAGTAGACTAAGTGTGTTCCAATAATGCCAGCGCCATGCGGTGGCAAATTAATCTTTTTAAAGTTCTTGCTAATCTTCCAATTGGCTAATTCTGGTATGCTTGATACGTTAAGCAACTGTACAGCACAAGCAATATTAATAATAATGTTATCGGGTGTGTCGTCTAATCTTTCTAAGTTAGTAACAACATTATTCCATTTACTAGGATAACGAATATAATCGTTACGTTGGCCAAAAGCATCTACACTAAAGTTAAATTTAACCTGCTTAAAATAATTCCACAACTCAAATAACTTCTCCGGCAGTTCCATGCCGTTGCTGTTATAACGTAGTACACAGTTCTTAGCATTACCTGTTTCAACCATAAACTCTAATATTTTATAGTGTTCTGGTATAAGCAACGGTTCACCACCTGCAAAGTACAACTCTTTGATATTGTGTGATTGCGTTCTTAAACTTGATAAGAATTCACCTTTTTGATACCAAGTGTAGTCAAAGTCAATGTTCCATCCTTGATCTTGTTTAAGTTCTATTGTTTTGTATTTTGGATACTGTGCTTTCCATTCTTTAATCCAACTACTTGAATCGTGTGGACTACACATAATACACTTTAACTGGCACATATTCCCCAGGCGTAAATCAAAGTAAGGAATGTCTACAGGCAAAGTTCCGTCGGGGGTTGTTCTAGACACAACGGCATCAAGGTTTAATCGTTCTTTCCACACAACAGTTTCCCATTGGCGTTTACTAACAATACCGTTGAGTTCTTCTTGATAACATTTGGTACAACTGTATGGTTGTTCTCCATTAAGCATTTGTAGCCGTGTCTGCTTCATAAAACTGCTGTTCCACACTTGCTCAATTGAGTGTGATTGTAAGTTCATGTTTACGCCATTATCTTTAACAAGGCCTGATTCTTTGTCTGCGGTACCCGCACCAGATGCGTTAGCAGTGCAACATAAACGGACATCGCCGTTAGGTCTAGTAGCTAAATGGATCCATGGTAATGGACAAAATGTTTTATTGAACAATTTGGTCTCTTGGTTTTATAAAATCAGTATTTGTGCCACAGGTTCTAGCACAAGTCACTAGTTTATTGATAGACCAAAAATCATCCCATACAGTTTGATACGCATGGCTTTCTATGATCTCTTTGATTGATCTTTCAAAAGTATTAACAGATCCTAATTTCTTTACCAATTCATCGTGTTGCTCTCTCATCTTTTGCCTTACTGCTAACGCCTCATCTGGATTAATATAACTGTACGGAACGCTAGCTAACCAACAACATGGAAAAAGATCTCCATATGCATCAATGTAAACTTCTTTATCATTTTTAGACTTGCAACTAATGATAGATTTGTCAACTATTTGTTGATAATTATCAATTATCTTTTTATCTATAAATTTTAAAGGTACATCTGATGCTGGTTCTATAAAATGGGTTATTTTCTTTTGTTTATTCATTACATTTATTTTAGGTTCTAATATGAATCTACTAGAATTTTTAAGAGTAAAATATTTAAAACCTAATTGTTGAGATAGTAATCTTGCTTCGTCAACTTGATGTTCATTGTGTTTAAATTTTATAAAAACCCATTCGGCAATACCCCCGGCTTCAATAAATGTTTTGGCATTTTCTAAAACAGTTTCAAACTTGGTTCCTATTCTGTATAATTGATGAGTATCGAATAGACCATCTAATGCAAACACTACTCTATGATTTTTTGGTAGGACATTCGCTAAAGTTTTCCACCAATCAACAGATCTAGCACTACCGTTAGTGTGGATTACAATTCCGGTATTTGGCGAATGATTATTGCTATATTCACACATTTTTATTAGATCGTTATTAAGAATTGGATCTCCAAAGTTGCCACAAAAATAATAACTACTAAGTTGTTGCAATACTTCTAAAGTTATTACTTTTTTAAAATCATCAATAGTCCAATTTTTTATTTTGATCAATGGATTGTCTATTCCTCCATTTATATTTCTATTACACATAGGGCAACTAGCTTGACAATTGTTTGTAATTTCAAGATGAATTTGTTTTAAATTTGAAAAATTAAACATTTTTTTCTTTTGGTATTTTGCTGTCTGCAGAACTTACACAAGTTTCTGTTATGCACGAAACAGGATTTCCAAATAAACTAAATCCCTGTTCTAAAGTTCCCAATCTTAAATCTCTGCAACTGTATCCTCTTTTTACTTCATTACCTCGTATAATGACACTTTGGTATCCTGAATTACATTTCCAATCTTTAAATTTGTTAAACCCAAATGCATTAAATCTTTCTGCTTGATCAAACAGATATTCTCTGCCTTCTTGATCGTACAGAGCAATCTGATATAGTTGTTCTCCCTCTACTGTTTGTGGAAATCCTGTTTGCATTAGATTGATCATTTCCTCAGTGTAACCACTTACTACAAAACTAGCAGTAGGATCGCTCTGAGGTTTTAAAGTTACATTAATGCCTTTCTTATGAAACCTCTCGCAGCGTTCATATAATTCGTAAAACTTTTCAGGTACCATTACTTGATTGACAGTAACATAAACATATTCGTTCATTAATTTTAAGCATTTGTTAACGAAATCTGATTCTTTAGCATGTTCTACATGGTAACTGGCTGTAACACTCTTTCTCTGCAACATACTAACAGCATTGGCCCAACTTTTCCACCAATTGATGCTCGGGCTGAGATTGGTAGTCATGTGTACACTTTGGTACGGTGTAGTTGGACCATCGTCAAGATGTTGTATTAATTGCAACAGATCTTTGTAGGCTGTGGGTTCTCCGCCACTGAAACTCCAATGAAAACGATTAAATCCATTATTACGGGCTTGACTTTTTATTTGATCGATTGTATTCTTGTAAACTTCAATGGTTTGGTGATCGGGTTTGTCACTGTGTGCATAGGGCCAACAATAGGAACAACTGTAGTTACAAAATCTTCCTAGGATCCAACTCACAGAAAACAGATTAGTGTCTAACATTGTACGTTGACCAAATCTTACAACTTGCTCAAAAGGTATTTTTTGAAATTCTGACATATATAAATAAAGTTAGAATATTTAGTGAGTTATTTTTTTGCTAGTGAGATTTTAGAATTTGGCGAAATTGCCACATTTGAGTGCAAAATTTTTGTTGACAGCTAAATAAACATACCATATAATTATTAAACGCTGCATGGTGCAGCCTAAAAAGGATATAGAAGCAAATGAAATTAACGTCATTACATGGACAATTTAGATCGATAGCCAAACAGGCAGGCTTTATGCCCACCTATTGGTCATGCGAGACAATTAGCCTATCTAATGATCGTGTGCCAGGTAAGGGGTCCGTGAAGATCACGAGTTAACGAAAAAGTAAACTCAAACTTCAAAAGGACCCCAGGATTAAAAACCCTGGGGTTTTTGTTTGTAGCAAGGATAAAATGAAATTTGATATTGAAGACAGTTATAAAGTAGAGCACAGTGAAGGTTTTGTTTTAACTGAAGACCAGTTTAAAAAACTAATTGAGTCTAAAGTTGAAAGAAACAAAGCACTTTACTCGCTGGACAAAGTGCGGGAACGTAGGGAAAACCTTTCGTAGAACGCGAAGTGTAATAGGGAACGCGACCCTGCAGGGCACTATAAACATCTTGCTACTAATGAGGGCGGCCTTGGGGATGAGAAGTCTGTGGCGATAACGCAGATGTGTAAAAACCAAGTGTAGTTAAGTATTCACCATTCGCCCTACGACGGCGTCTAAAAGCATAGCGGAGAATACTTAACTACACACTCTCCTAATCATTTCAAAAAAAGGAATGAATGGTTACAATTAGGAGAGTGTTATTTGTTATGGATGGGTGTGCCGAATGGTTGAAGGCAACGGACTGTAAATCCGCCACATAAGAAACGCTGTAGGTTCGAATCCTACTCCATCCACCACTGTGTATCCCTGGTGTTAACGGCAGCATGACGGTCTCCAAAACCGCTGGTGGGGGTTCGAATCCCTCGGGGTATGCCATTGAAACACGGCCTTTGTCTCTAGGTCATAGATCTACACAAAGGTTCTTTTTATGCACGGTTCGTCTATCGGTTAGGACACCCGCCTTTCACGCAGGTAAGAGGGGTTCGATTCCCCTACCGTGTACCATATAATGTGAGGATGGCAGAGAGGCCCAATGCAAGAGTCTGCAAAACTCTAAAACCGTCGGTTCAAATCCGACTCCTCACTCCATTGACATTTATATTTTTTTTCTATATTATAAGGTATGGGACAAAGATTTTTAGAAAGCCTTAAAATTGGTGAAACTTGGGAAACTAAGATGGAAGATTGGATGCAAAGACATTTTGCAAAAACCAATTGGACTATTCACGACACTAGGGATATTCATAGAGACAGCGACGACGATCAGATTCCTGATTACGTTTTACACAATGTTCAATCAGACAAAGCCTGTTTTATTGATGCTAAAAAAAGAAATGTCTATAATATCCGAGGCGTTAATTATTTTGGATTTGATGAAAAATTTTACACCAGCTATACAAACATAGCTCGTAAATGTAACACAAAAGTTTATATAGGATTCAATGATCCTATATATGATTCAACTCATGTTTATATTCTTGATGTGGATCACCCTCCATCATTAAGACTCTACTTCAATAATGAGTATGGTAAAGGATACGCCTATCGTTGGCGTGTTGAAGATTTAACAAAATACAAAATCTAGGAAGTGTGGCAGAGTCCGGTTTATTGCACCTGTCTTGAAAACAGACGATCAGAAATGGTCCGTGAGTTCAAATCTCACCGCTTCCGCCAATAAGGTCTCAAAGTGTTTATGGACGCACACAAGCCTGTCACGCTTGAAGAAGGGGATCGTTACCCCTTGGGACCGCCACAATAAGGAGAACTCAAAATGGGGCGATCGCAGTTATTATTATGTTAGTAGTGTTAATATTGTATATTGACAAGAATCTTAAATGAAAGTAAATTATGTTCACAAAGGAGAACGACATGAAACGAGGTAAACAGTAGTGTCGCCTGGAATCCCGTATGGTCCAGGTTGGCACAGTAAATCAACTTAATACGGACTATATGGGAGTATAGCTCAGCGGTAGAGCAGCGGACTTTTAATCCGTTGGTCCAGGGTTCAAATCCCTGTGCTCCTACCATATAAAAACATATTAACCACAGCCTGCACACATAGAAGCAGGGTGCATAGCACATTGTTGTTCGTGTGTTTCTATATGGTAATGTAGCATAACGGTAGTGCAGCACCTTCATACGGTGTTCAGTGAAAGTTCAACTCTTTCCATTACCACCATGCCTGTTTAGCTCAGTGGTAGAGCATCGTCTTGATAAGGCGAGGGTCCGTGGATCGTTCCCACGAACAGGCACCAAGTTTGTAGCGTCAGCAAGAGAAAAACACATTGTTGAGAGGTTCGAAACTTAATACAGTGTAAAGCAGATGTGGGTTCAACTCCCAGCGGATCGGAAGATCCGCGCAGATTGGTTGCCGCTGGTTAAGTATCTCAAGTGACATGTCCTGGAAAACCTCCGCATAAGGAAGTCCGGCTCTGTATGCGTAAACACTAGTGATAAACCTGAGGACACTGGGCTACAATTCAATTTAATCGGTCCTTACGTCAACTGGAGAGACTACCTGTCTTCGAAACAGGAGGTTGTGGGTTCAAATCCTGCAGGACCGGCCAGTTATTGGGGATTCGCCAAGTTGGTAAGGCACCGGATTTTGATTCCGGCATTCGGTGGTTCGAGTCCATCATCCCCAGCCAATGGTGTCCTTAATGTAGTGGCCTGCATACTAGTCTGTGAAACTGGAAGTACGAGATCGATACTCGTAGGACACCCCAATGCTGCTTTAGCTGATGTGGTCATAGCGGCGGTCTGAAGAGCCGTTGAACTAGGTTCGATTCCTAGAGGCAGCACCATATGCGGATGTGATGGAATTGGTATACATATCAGACTTAAAATCTGAGTCCTGAGGGTTCGAGTCCCTCCATCCGTACCAGAACAAGGAGATTAACATGAAAACCTTATTATTCAAAAATCGTATGAACAGTGAACAATTTTATTGTAATGATCCTAAGGTTGTTCAAACTATAGATGGAGTGGAATATCTTGTTGTTCATCGACCAGGACAAGAAAGACAATTCCTTATGCGTAAAGATGCATTAGAAAAAATAGGAAAAGTTGTTGACAAGACTAAGTAATTCTGCAATAATTAAATTTTTATGCCCCGGTGACGGAATTGGTATACGTGTTGGTCTTAGAAGCCAAATTTTAGGAGTTCGAGTCTCCTCTGGGGCACCAAGGAATATTATGGAAGAAGATATTGACTTTTTTGAATTTGCAGAATTAATGCAGAAATATGAACAAGCTCTTGGTGGAATAGAATTTTCTATAGAACAAAAACCAGGACCTCAGGAAGGCGATGAAGTTTGGCAACTCGACATTGATGGACAAACTGTGTTTTTTCAAAACTTTGATGAAGTTAAAGTTTACTTAGATAAATTAGTTGTAGAAAGAAATTAATGCATCGTTAGTTCAGCGGTAGAACGTCGCCCTTACAAGGCGAATGTCAGTGGTTCGACTCCATTACGATGCACCAGCGTATCAGGCCTCTGTAGCTTAATTGGTAAAGACGGGAGCTTATATCTCCCCAAAGCACCGGCCAGATAAGCCGGCGTGTGCAGGTTCGAGTCCTGCCAGAGGCACCAGAATTGGAGAGTTGGCCGAGTGGTTAAGGCAGCGGTTTGCTAAACCGTCGTTGCGAAAGTGGCGCATAGGTTCGAATCCTATACTCTCCGCCAAGTTTATAAAAGGAAAAATAATGTTAAAAGCAGGTCCAAACTTTAAGTTAAGTAAGCAGTCCAAAAGATTGATAGCAACTATTATTGATAATCACGAACGTGGCGCATTTAAACGTAGTGCTATTCAAGCAGAATTAGCAGCAGCTATTCAGCCCAAGAGAGAAAAAGGTAAACGAAACGAAGGATCTAGGGATAATGGTAGCAAAGAATGATGTCACTGGGGATTCCATTCAGACTAAGTCAGCATCAAAATCTTACAGAGATAACTACGATAATATTTTTAGAAAGAACACTATGACACCTAAATTGCAAGAAAACGATAATGAAGTTGGTAAATGTGGCTGCGGTCGTAGTCCAACTGGAAAGTGCATCGGATGGCATTCATTGTCCGAATCAGAGTATCAAAAACGTTTAGCAGAATCTAAAGCAGTACAACAATCCTAAGGAAACTATCGTGAGAGAACAATTACTCAAAGCTGCAAAAGCACACTTCAAAAGTCATGTTGAAAAGCATCGCATGAATGTAGAAGTAATGTTAAATAATCCAATTGCTATACATGATCACACAGATTGGATGACTGCAATGGAAAATGAAATAGCACACATTGCTGAATATGAAGATAAATTAGAAGTGTTAGATAAACATTTCGGTAAATGAAATTAGGGCCAGTAGCTCATCTGGGAGAGCAGGACCTTTGCAAGGTCAAGGTGGCGGGTTCAAGTCCTGTCTGGTCCACCAAATAACAAAAAGGAAACATTATGGCAGTTAAAGGTCAAGCAGGTACTCATAAAAGAGTTCACAAAAATACTTGTCAAAATGGTAGTAAGACATCTACTGCGAATAAGAGTAATAAAACTCGCAAAGCATATAGAGGACAAGGACGATAATTATGGGCGAGAAAGGTGATCCAATGAAAACCAAGACAGGAAAAACACGCCTTGGTCCTTTAAATCTTGCGCAACTCAATGACATGTTAGAGAAATCTAGCAGACCAAAAGATAAAGCAAAGATTCGTAATCGTATTAAACAATTAGAATCGAGCAGTAAGTAAAAAACGCTGGAGTAGCTCAGTTGGTAGAGCTCCTGATTTGTAATCAGGCGGTCGAGGGTTCGAATCCTTTCTCCAGCACCAATTGTCTATGAAGTTATTTGCAAATGGATGCAGCCACACATGGGGCGGCGGAATCTTAGAAGAACAAGGTTTTGATGGAGTATTATGGCCTAGTTTTTTTAATAAAGAAGAACAAGATAAAAAAAATTATCGGCTGTCTTCTGTATGGCCATCTCATTTATCAAATTTATTAAATTGTACAGAAACAGTTAATTTTGCAATTGGGTGTGGATCAAATCAAAGAATAGTTAGAACAACGTTTGATTTTTTTATAGATAAAATAAAAAATAACGAAAATTTATCAGACTGGGTTGCAGTTATACAATGGACTGAACCATCAAGATATGAAATTTATGATGAAAAATTTGATAGATTTAATTTAATAAAATTAGATGTTGTAATTCCTAATGTTAAACAAAATAGATACGAGTACTTACAAAATAGATTTTACGAATCTGATGAACTGTTTATTTCAGAATTTTTAGTTCATCTTAATTCTCTAGCATCGTTTTTTGACAAATGGAATATAAATTATAGATTTACTAGAATTAATCCTAGTCCGCCTATTCCAGACTATTATAAAAATAATTTAAAATGGGTTGATGAATTTAGTTCAATGTTAGATCATCATAAAATATTTCAATATAAATGCGGCCATCCAAACATAGAAGGTCATAAATTAATAGCTAAAGAACTTTACAATAGTTTTAAAAAAGATTATAATTAAGAATATTCCACTGTAGCTCAGCGGTAGAGCAGGTGACTGTTAATCACTTGGTCGTTGGTTCGATCCCAGCCAGTGGAGCCAAATATCTAAGGCGGACCTGTAACCATATTCCGCCTCCGCTGACGCGAAAACAGGATGGGCTGCGCTCACGGGGTTTGACAATCTTCCTGACACAAAAAAGATTGTCACTTTTTCAAAAAGACTTGACTAAAGTCTTTTTTTATCATATACTAGTTTTGTTGTAACAGAAATGTTGCAACCGGTGAAGTAAAAGGTAGATGAGAATAGACATATTGTGGCTTCATGCCGCAATGACTTAATCTGGCAAACACTCTTGAAAAGTGTCGTGCTTGAGTGAACCGATTCCAAATATCTTTTATTAGACTGTCAATTGCTGATCGGAAATATTCAGGCCTCTGTAGCCTGTTTGTTGCACGTTGTAGAAGGAAATGCCTCATACGCTATCCTGTCTGTCAATTGTCCGGTCTATTACTTGACCTTTTACCGAACCGTCATTATAATAAGGAGCGAGCAATGGCAAAAGTAACATCAGAAAAAGCAGTAGAACAAATTGGAAACAGATTTAATTTAGTGCTAGCGGCATCACAACGTGCAAGAGAATTAAAAAATGGTTCTATGCAACGTGTAGAAGGAAAGGATGCCTCAACAACTGTAACTGCACTAAGAGAAATTGAACAAGGCAAATATACTTGGAAAGATTATTTGAGCAAAGTTAAAGGCAAAAAAAGGAAAGAAACAGATGAATATCACACTACGTAAAGCAAGTGCTGTACAAAACAGCATCAATGAAGCAATCAAACATATCAAGATTGAAACTAATCTTGAACTCAACGAGTTTCAAAATGTAGAAGCAGAGATTGCTGCTGCACAAAAAAAACTAGAAGAAGCTGATCTTCGTCGTGAAAAGTTGTTGGTTGTACTCTACAACATTCGCGGCCTAGTTGGTCAAGCTAATGCCGAAAGCGGCATTGATCTTAAGTTGGCTCGTGCAGCCTATGTTGACAAGAGAATTAGTCAACTTGATGCTGTTGCTAACAGCAATGCAGTAACCAGCCTTGACGTACTTAAAGGTAAACTTGAGAAAATCAAAAGTCTCAAAGACGAAGCACGTAGTCGCATTTATGGTTACGGCGACACTGTAACAACTTCTGTACTGACACAGGAAAAGATTGAAGCAATTCAATCCGAGATTAAAAATCTTAAAAAACAAAAACAAAAGCTCAATGACGAAATTCTTGAGCTTAATATTAAAACTGAGATTCCACTCAGTGACGAAGCAGCTCAAGTCCTTCAAATAGAAGGTTTGATCTAACAGACCCCTGTTACACTTTTCAGGAAGAAAGTGCGCCATTACCAAGCGATAGAAGGTACGGTGTTTAGGATCTACCGCAAGGCTCTCTTTAGGAGCGACTTGAGAAATCCTAGGTACGAACTGTAACGGCGCCAGAAGCAGAATACAGTGGACAGGGTAACAACTCAGTCTAGGGCGGACAGGGAACCGTGGCTAGACACTTTTATTGATAGCACTCTGCAGGTATCGTTTGTGGACGCACAGACTCATGAAGAATAGGGCCATCTTTCTCTTCTGATAAAACTGCGGGCAATGGCTTATGAGGAGAATCGAACTCCACTCAGAAATTTGCTCAGTCCTATAAGGCTTGAGTACTATCAATAAAAGTTTGACGCAGAGTATGGAAGTGGTCATCCGTCCGGTCTCATAAGCCGGGAATCGCAGGTTCGAATCCTGCCTCTGCAACCAATTACCCGGGTGTAGCTTAGTCTGGCTTAAAGCGCCTGCTTTGGGAGCAGGAGATCGTGAGTTCGAATCCCACTTCCCGGACCATATTAAGGAGTATGACATGCCAATGTATGAAACAACTGTAAGAACATCCGGTGGTGAGGAAAAGAAAAGAATCTATGCAGATACACCGCAAGAGGCTAAAAAACTTTTTGAACAACTGTATGGTGGTCCTAGAGCAGTACCTTACATTCCTCATGTGGTACCAAGTTAATTTCGCCCTGACACATGGCGTACAATGAGATAAGTAGTGTGTCATTTAATGCGGGTGTAGCTCAGTTGGTAGAGCGTAACTTTGCCAAAGTTAAGGTCGACAGTTCGAGACTGTTCACCCGCTCCAAAGGATATTAAATGTTAGAATGTTTAATTGTAGGTGATAGTATTGCTGTTGGTACTGCTCAGTTCAGACCAGAATGTGTAAGTTTGAGTAAAGGCGGTATTAACAGTCATGACTGGAATAAAAAGAATCGTGACAATCCCGTAGCAGCTAAAACTGTAATAATCAGTCTTGGATCTAACGATCATTCTGGCGTTCGCACACTCTGGGAATTACAACAGTTAAGAAACAGAGTAAATGCAGATAAAGTATATTGGATAATGCCAGCTATCAAACCGCATATACAAAAGATGGTCGAACTAGTTGCAAAAGATTATAATGATGTTATAATTCCAATTACTAAATTACAAAAAGATGGTGTTCACCCCACCGGAGCAGGTTATAAAGAGATTGCAGCAAAAACAAAATGACTGTATAATGTTTTTCATGCGGGATTAGTTTAATGGTAAAACGAAAGCCTTCCAAGCTCTAGTCATCGGTTCGATTCCGATATTCCGCTCCAAGTTTCTGGCTGTAGTTCAATGGATAGAACAAGGGTCTTCTAAACCCTAAATCTAGGTTCGATTCCTAGCAGCCGGGCCATTTACTAGCTGATGTGGCACAGTAGGTAGCGCACATTCTTGGTAAGAATGAGGTCAGCGGTTCGATCCCGCTCATCAGCACCAAATAAATAACAGTATGAAAGAGCTACTGGAAAAGCTGCCGCAGATATTAGGAATGATGCCGCAAATCATTTCCTTTTTAAAATATATTCCTATCCTCATGCTATTAGCAGGTTTAGGTTACGGCGTTTATTATTTTGTTCAGAATAAAAAAGATCCTTACAAGTGTGTAAACAATCATGTATTTGAACAGTTGCGTATGGATTCAGATGTTTATGTATTTAAAGGCGGCACTTGTATAGATGCCAACGATTTATAATTATTCACAAGTAGCCCAAACGGTATTAGTCCACTTTTTATAAAGATATGAACCTTTAGGAACCCAACAATTTCCAAGTTCTGGGTCACGCTCGATTCTTCCTTGTATGATTACCAAGAACATATAAGAAACTAAAAATATACAGGTTAAGATAGATATACCAATAACTGCTTGATGTGTCATTTTATCTTTCCTGGCTTTTTTTCTGCGCTGCTCTATTTCGTATCTGCGCATTTGATTGGTAATAGCAACTCTTTGTTCCTTTCCAACCGTTTGCATCATTTCTTCAACATCACTCCACAATGCACCTAATTCTGGAGGAGACTGATACACCATGATTTCTCGAAGTTCAGAAGACATGTGTTCCAATTGTTTTTTCATTAGAACACGTTGTAGAGCACGTTTACCAAGACTATCTTCGCCAGTATAAACTTCTGTTTTGTTACGGCGTTCTTCTTCTTCAAATATTGCTAGACATTTGTAATAGTTGTCAAAATAGGCCCCTAGATGTTGACCAATTTCTTGATAGATATTAGTCGTTTCTCCACCTTTTTTGTTTAATTCAACTACTCGATTACGCTCGGTTACATATTGATTTCTTTCTGCAACTGTAGGCGTACGATCTTTGTATCTGTTATGGAATTGGTCATCCAGATCCTTGAGCACGTCTTTAACGTCGCCCGCGGCACCCTTTATATCTTTATAGAGTTTACACCCTTCTTTTACTAGCTTAACTGCTCCGTTAGCTAGTGCAAATAGCGTTACTGGATCCATTCATTAGTTCGCTCCTAATGGTTCAATGCTATTTATTGCCCCTGTGGCCAAATTGGTAAAGGCAGCTCTCTCAAAAGGAGTGTTAGATGTTCCCGGTTCGAGTCCGGGCAGGGGTACCAATTTTCCTTGCATTTTAAGTGGGTTTATAATATAATATATAAAGGATAAATTATGACACCGTGGATTCAAAATGTATCGCTAGCCGATGTTCGTAACGGATTTCATATAGATGCGGGCGTAAATTCTATGTTGATTCAAATTGTGGATCCGGATATGGAATTCCCCCAGCCAAAATATCAATTTCGCGAGAAACATCAATTTAAGTTTTTAGATGTTGAAGAAAAAGATCAAGTATTAGACGAGTCTATGCGTTGCAGCCAGAAACAGGCCAGCGAACTGGTCGGACTCTTACAACATGCTCTTGAAAATAAGATGAATGTTGTAGTGCATTGCCATGCAGGTGTTTGTCGTTCTGGTGCAGTAGCAGAAGTTGGTGTTATGTTGGGCTTCCGTGATGCAGAAGCATTTCGTAGTCCAAACTTGCTAGTCAAGCACCGTATGATGAAATGTTTAGGTTGGACCTATGATGAAAATGAACCCCATACTATCAATGGTGTGACTTTATCTAGCGGAATTATAATTCCCACCAAAACAGTAGATTGGACTAACGATAATGAAAAAGTCTTTATGTTAGCGGCAGAACGTCGTGAACGTAGAGAGCGTGAAGGAGATATTTGATGTATCTACATAAAGAAGATTTAAAACTAATCAGTGAAATTTTAGCAGAGTTTCCAGAGGTGGAAACTTTTAAATTAGAAAGTGATAGTTCCAGTGGCATTGGATCTATTCTAAAGTTAATTGTAACAACAAAGGTTATGGGCAGAGATGCTGATATCACTTTTGACATTTCTGGCGTAGAAAATTGGTAAAAAAAGGAGGGCACTATGCCTAGCGTATTTTTAGTTAGCGACACGCACTTTGGCCACGCTGGCGTGTGCCGATTTTTGCGTGATGATGGAACTAAGTTAAGGCCGTGGGATGATCCAGATGAAATGGATGAAGCAATGATCGAGGCTTGGAACGAAAGAGTCAAGCCTACTGACAAGGTCTATCACTTAGGTGACGTTGTTATTAATCGCAAAGCATTAAAAACTTTAAGTAGATTAAATGGCGACAAAGTATTAATTCGTGGTAATCACGACATTTTTCGTGATACAGAATATAACGAGTACTTCCGTGAGCTTCGTGCGTATCATATTATGAACGGAATGATCTTAAGTCATATTCCAGTCCACGAAGCAAGTTTAGGTCGCTTTGGTGTTAACATCCATGGTCACTTACACTCTAACAGAGTTAAGAAAGCACGTGGTGTAGATGCTAGAACCGGTGCTGTATTATACGGAGATGAGATTGATGTTAGATATCATTGCGTATGCGTAGAACAAATCCCAGACTTTGCTCCAATCTTGTTTGAAGATGTTATCAAACGTATTGAAGCAGAAGGCGGATCGGTTGGTTTTAAAAATGGCAACGGACCAATAGTTGATTAACTACATTTAGGGCACTTTGGTGCCCTATTTTTTTGACTGCAGACCTCCGGTCCGTTGCGAAACGCACTTGGGAATGGGGCGCCGACTTAGTCACAGCCTTTGTAGGTTCGAATCCTACCGACCACACCAGATTTTTACGCTATAGACTAGGTTGCCTATAAGTAAAAGACAAATAAAGGAGACTATATGTCAAACACAGTAGAACAAATTAAATCAGCAATGGAAGCATTTTTGGCAGAAGATGCAAAATTTACCAGCGGCAATGGTGCAGCTGGAACTCGTGCTCGTAAAGCATTAGCTGAAATGAGCAAACTAATCAAAGCTCGCCGCAATGAAATTACAGAAGAAAAGAACGCTCGTAAAGAAGCCAAGGCAGCTTAATATGAACAGTAAGGATCTACCAGCTATATCATTAGATGATATAATTTTAGATCTTGATAAAATCGACGTCGGCGGAGATACCATGCATGTTACTGGTGGCGGGGGCGTCGATTATATCACAATAGATCCCCTTCCTATAGAATCAATTGATTTGTCCGGTCTTAATAATTTTTCTAGTTCAGTAACTATTCCCACAACAAATTATAGTCCATATAACTGGACAACTACATCGTCTGGTACTTATACAGTGTCTAATACCTGGACTAGTAGTCCATCGACAGTAACTATAGGAACCAATGGAATCGATATGGCTCCAGGTACTGATATTAAAGTAGATGGAAAAAGCCTAAAGGCTTTCATGGATAAAATGGAAGAACGATTGGCTATTTTGGTTCCGGATCCAAAAAAATTAGAAAAATTTGAAGCACTCAAAAAAGCATATGAACATTACAAGACTATGGAAAGTTTATGCTTTGATGAAGAGAAAGAAGAAAATAAATGAATGTTAAACTCGTATCCTACTCACAACCAACAGCAGAATTTGCCAACATGGGAATCGGAGATGCACAAGAACTCATTGCGTATTGCGCCCGTGTCAGCAACCCAAACAACCAATTCAATACAGAGACATCAGAGAAGCTTATTCGATATCTTGTTAAACACGCACACTGGAGTCCCTTGGAAATGGTTTCAGCCTGTGTTGAAATCACAACCACAAGAGACATTGCAAGACAAATTCTACGACACAGAAGCTTTTCCTTCCAAGAGTTTAGTCAACGATACGCTGACCCTACAAAAGATCTTAACTTCATCACTAGAGAAGCACGGTTGCAGGACACCAGAAACAGACAAAATTCTGTTGAATTGGACATGGCAGACCCTGAGCAGAGAGAGCTTGCACGTCTATGGGAAGAAAAACAACAGGCTGTCATTAGAGCCTCTAAGGAAGCCTACACTTGGGCTGTCTCGAACGGCCTAGCCAAAGAACAAGCTCGTGCTGTACTGCCAGAAGGTAACATTGAAAGTAAACTTTACATGAATGGCACGTTACGGTCTTGGGTACATTTTATTGAATTACGATCAGCCAACGGCACACAGAAAGAACATCAATTAGTGGCTCTGGCCTGTGCTAAAGCAATTGCTGCGATCTTCCCGATGACTGAGAGTCTAATCTAAACGATTCTAAACGCAGGGCACGATACCATCCTCCAAAGTTTTTTACAGACCCAGAACGTGCTGATATTATTCGCAACGATGTTGTTGAATATGAAACAGAGCGTGTAATTACTATGGAAATTCCAGAAGGCAGATTACGTACTCTAATAGAATTAGAAAAGCGTTTCTTCAAATGGCAACGACACAGCAAAGGCGAAATTGATATGTTTCAAACTCTAATGGACAAAGAAAGAGAAGAAGCAAATTATCGAAATATCAATCCTGCGGTAAAAAAAGCCTATGAGCAGTATTCAATTATGCTTAACTTGGCAGGATACCAAAGAAAATTTTGATTCATTTTTTTGCCATATTGACAGGTTTTTAAAAAGATCATATAATTAAAGTGTTCGACTACTAAGTCTGAAAAGGAATTATATATGAGAAATTATTGGACCTGTTCCCCATTTGCTGATTGGATCCGTGGCACCACTAAGTTAAAGTGCGGCACAGGAAAAGAATGGCGCGAATGGGAAGAGGCTGCTAAAGCCAAGTATCCAATCCGTTGGTGGATTGCTGAGGAAGGTTTAGATCGCATTCAAGATGTTTGGTGTTGGATTCCAGAAAGGATCAATGATGTACGCTACTATATCAACAATCGCTGGGTTACTAAAGCCCACGCTCTTACTGCTCACCCAAGCGACATTCCTCGCGGCGAGTGGCGTGATGTTGGCAACCGTTTTCTTCCATGTCTTTTTAATGAGCTTGTTGACTTTGTTGAAATAGAACAGGCATGGCATCATTGCGTTTGGAGTGATGAGGATAAGAAAAAATACGATTATCCATGGTGGCGTCGTTGGTATCGTAACTGGCGTTGCCCCGAAGCAGGCATTGCTTATCTAGAATGGGCAATGACTCTAACCAACGAAGAATTTTTAGACGAAGATCAAAAGCATCTAGCAGAGCCTACCTATCAGGCCAAAGCTGCTAAAGAAATACTAGAACTATATACTTGGTGGAAGGAAATCTATCCAAAGCGTCCAGATGTTTATGATGCCAGCGGATGGAGTGCTTACTGTGACATGCGTCGCGAAAAAGGGTATCATCTTCTTGATATGGAAGATAAAAACAAGGAAGAAGCAGAAATGTGTAAAATTGCCCTGGCTAAGAGTCAAGAGATTGAAAAAGCCTACAATGATGAAGATGAAGCAATGATGATTCGTTTGATTAAAGTAAGAGAAAGCTTATGGACCTAATGAAAACTGTTGATTCAGAACGAGAACAAAAACTAATTCAGTTGTATAAATCCTTTTTAGATTTAACGGATAAATCTTTAGGTGAAGGATATTCTGGTTTAGAAGTTGCACCTATCTTAATTAAGTTAGGTTTAGAGATATATAAAACTAGTTTGTCAGAACAAGACTTTGAAAAAATTTGTTCTTTTATATACGACAGTAGAGATCAAATTAATAAATTTAATATCAAGGACGAAGGAATTTTACATTAATGAAATTACAGACACCAGCAGAAGGTATTCTTAAAAAGAATGATTGGGGTGATACTAAAATGTATCACGTTGTCTGTGACTGTGGTTCAGACGATCACACTCATAATCTTTGGGTAGAAGCAGAGGATATTGGTATCAGTGTAACTATCTATGCTACTGTAAAATCGCCTTGGTGGTCTACAAATCGTTTCAAACAGATTTGGACTCTCTTAACTAAGGGCTATCTTGAACACGAAACTGTATTAACAATGAATGAACAAACTGCATTAAATTATGCAGAAACTTTAAAGTCTGCTATAGTTGATACAACAAATTTTCGCAATCAACGATTGTCTAAAAAAGAAAACAAAAAAGTTTTAAAAGAAGCAAATGAGCAAGACTGTGTCTAAAAGTCCCGATCGTTTTTCTTTCCAAAAGGAAGGATATGTTAAGCGTCAGGCAGAAAAGGGCGAATCAGTTAACGAAGATTATCTTGATTATTTTGAAAAAATAATCGACCATCACGATCATAAATTTGATGATCCCGCTAGCCACGTTAATAATATGGAATACGATCTAGTAACCACTGATTGGATTTTGGAAAAAGTTCGTGCCAGCGAAACTTATGCCCAAAATTTATATGCGTCAATATGTAACAACGATTTTATAAAACTAGAAGTTGTTCCAATTCTTAGACAAGATCCAGACAAAGACTATTGGTCAGCTTCATGGAGATCAGCAGGTGGAATTATTGCAGACATGCGACAGGAAGGTGACTACATCGATTGGTACTGCTCTGGTATTGGAGATGGATTAGGTAACGGCGATGCTGATGGAATTAAAGGATATGTGCCAGAAGGCATGGTAACCGACGAGATCCGGAATGATCTCCAACGTCTTGGCTGGGCAGTGGTGCCTGGTGGAGATTGGGAAAAATTTGTTTAACTTAATAGGAGATTAATAATATATCATGACCTGGGAATTCTACGAGGTCTGGGCCGAAGATGATGACGGTCACGAAGAATTGGTTGAAACTACCAAAAGCAGAACTGAAGCACTTACTCTTGCCAAAAAAGCATTAGAAGAAGGTGAATATGCTTCTACCGTAATATATCAAGAAAATCCAGATGGTGATTTAATTACCATAGAGCGATTTTATGCAGATTGACAAATCCAAAAAATGGTGCTATACTGTATTTGTTTTATAACACACACAGGAGATAATTGTGGCAACAACTAAAAGTAAATCCGTAGCTATTCGTGAAAATTCAAAACGTGATGTTAGTCCAAAATGGGATGGTCACGAAAGTTGGTCTGCTGAACAATTCAACAGACAGTTTCGTATCTCTATGGAATACTATCGCTTAGAGCATTCTGGCAGGGAATTAAAACCAAAAATTATCAACTGGATGAGTCAAGCAGGATATAGCAAAGATCAGATTGCACAATTTAAAAAGACCCGCGATAATCGTTGTAATGTCACTATGGGTGCTATTGCAGCCAACCTATTAAAAGGAATGCCGCCGGTTCGTGCAGACTTTAACGAGGGGCGCAACACTGCACAATGGTTAGGTGAAGCAATTCAAAAGATTGTTATTGAAGGTAAAAATGACGTTGAGGATGAAGAAATTGACGAAGCAAAACCTGTAATTCCTCAAATTACAATCCAAGAACGTGTTCGAGAAGCTAGTTTTAAAATGACTGAAGAGATTGAAGATGCTCTAGAAAACTTTTCTCAAGATCCAGAATCTTTTGATCCAAAAGCATTTAAGGTCATGAATTTGTTGCGAGGCAAAGACGCTAAAGCTGCACACGCTCGTATTATTAAAGATTTTTATCAACGTCAGTATGACGAATATCTTGACTTACAAGAAGGTAAAGACGAACAACTTAAAGAAGGTTACAGTCATTTGACTAAAGCACAGGTCAAAAAAATTGTAGCATTTTACCATGAAATTCTCAGTGCTTGCGATATGTTGGCACAAGAAGCCAAAATTAATCGTAAACCACGTAAAGCCAAAGTTGTTCCCAAGGATAAAATTGTTGCTAAACTTAAATTTAAAAAGACTGATGAGCCTTTGAAACTTGTAAGTATTAATCCTGCTGACATTATTGGTAGCAAGGAATTGTGGATTTTTAACACTAAAACACGTAAACTTGGCAAGTATGTTGCTAACGAATACATGGAGTTAAGTGTCAAAGGAACGTCAATTACAGGGTTTAACGAAAACACCAGCATTCAAAAAACTATTCGCAAACCTGAAGAAAAACTCAAAGAGTTTAAGGCTGCTGGTAAAGTAGCATTGCGCAAGTTTTTAGATGATATTAATGCTACAGACACTAAAATGAACGGACGCATTAATGAAGATGTGATTCTACTAAAAGTAGCATAATCAATGTAAATATAGGCGGATAAATACTCCAAATAAGGAGTGTTTATCCATGCCTGATATTGGGCGAGTTGCCGTAGCAGATGCTTTTAGACGCATCATCCTCCAACCAAATAATGTAACTATTTCAGCTGATGATGTTGATGACGGTTTAACTTTAACCGCGGGCAACTTCATTGAATTCGTGCCTAATGAAGCAGGCGACGCTATTCAAATAAATGCTAACTCTACTATTTCTGCTGCCTTTGAAGGCGGCAATGTTCCCCTAGTAACAAACTTTCAAAACAGTCAGGCAGCTACTAATACTACTTCAGGTGCAGTGAGAATTACCGGAGGACTCGGAGTAGGTGGTGCGATATATGCTAGTAGTATACAGGCAACACCGGTTGGATCTGTAACAAAAGCCACAGGCGGATTTACCACACTGACTGCCACCGGAACAACTACATTAGAAGGCACTGTTAACATTAACGGTCTTGATGTTACTACTACGATTAGTCCATTAGGAACTGGTTCCGTAGTAATCAATCCAGCCACTGCTGGTACTATTAATAATATGAGTATTGGAGCCAGTACAAGAGGAACTGGTGCATTTACTACACTAGCCGCTAATAGTACAACTACGCTAACTGGTGCAGTTGACATCAACGGCAGTAATGTCAACACTACAATTTCGCCTACAGGAACTGGTACCGTCACAATACAACCAGCTGGCGGGTTAACTGTTAATCCAACTACCGCTGGTAACATTAATAATACAAACATTGGTGCAAGTACAAGAGGTACTGGTGCATTTACTACGTTAGATGCCAATTCAACTGTTGGTCTTAGTCCATCAAATGCCAATGTAACTATTAGTCCGACTGGTTCTGGTACTGTCACAATACAACCAGTGGGTGGTTTAACTATTAATCCAACTACCGCTGGTAATATCAATAATACAAATATCGGTGCAAGTACAAGAGGAACTGGTGCGTTTACTACATTAGATGCCAATTCAACTGTTGGATTAAGTCCTTTAGATGCTAATGTGACCATTAGTCCAACTGGTACTGGAACTGTTACAATTAATCCCACAACTGCCGGTAACATCAATAATATCAATATTGGTGCAAGTACTAGAGGTACTGGTGCATTTACTACATTAGGTGCCAATAGTACTGCAACTTTCACCGGTGTTGTAACTTTTAATACAACTACCAATAATCAAAGTTATACAACGACTGGAGCAGGTACTATCACTGTAAGTTCCGGCACAGTTGGTTCTATTGACAATATGAATGTCGGTGCCTCAACTAGAGGAACTGGTGCATTTACTACCTTAGCTGCCAATAATGCTGTCACGCTTTCGGCAGGTGCTAATAATTCATCATTTACTACCACAGGTGCAGGCGTCCTAACAATTAGTTCTGGAACAGTTGGTTCTATTGACAATATGAATGTTGGAGCCTCAACTAGAGGTACTGGTGCATTTACTACTCTAGCTGCCAACAGCACAACAACTTTAACAGGAGCAGTCGATGTAAATGGTGCCAATGTTAATACAACATTGTCTCCGACTGGTACTGGAACAGTTACAATACAACCAGCGGGTGGTTTAACTGTTAATCCAACTACTGCCGGTAACATTAATAATACAAACATCGGTGCAAGTACTAGAGGTACTGGTGCGTTTACTACATTGGGTGCAAATAGTACAATAAACATAGACACCACAACTAATAATCAAAGTTATACTACCACAGGTGCTGGTGCAATTACCATGTCATCTGGGGCTACTGGTTCTATTAATAACATGACAGTTGGTGCTACGACCGCAGCCACAGGAAGATTTACAACTGTTGAATCCACTATAGCAGATGGTACTGCACCATTTACAGTTGTATCAACTACCAAGGTTAACAATTTACAGGCCAATAGTGCCAGTAAGTTACACACAGCTAGAAACATTGGACTGTCTGGATTTATTACAGGAACTGCAAGTTTTGACGGAACACAAGACATAACCATAAGTACAACTTCCGGTCTTGATGTTATTACACTAGGGACCAGCACCGTTGGTCAGTATGCTATTACAGTCGGTGTTAGCGGTAGTGGTTTATCAGCAACTGCACCAAATGCTGCTGACGGAACATCTTATACTATTACGTCTAACGCTACTTCTGCAAACACTGCTGGTACATTAGTATTTAGAGAAGCGGTAACTGGAAATTTTAGCGCAGGAACAATTAGTGCTGCTATCAATGCTTCAACAATATCTGCATCAAGTACAGTGACATTAGATCCAGCAAATGCTAACTTATCGTTAGCACCAACAGGGACTGGCACTGTTACTATCAACCCAGCTACCGCAGGTTCAATTAATAGAATGAGTATTGGTGTTACAACTAGAGCAGCAGGTAATTTTACAACTCTTGAATCTAACGGACAGACCAGATTCACCGCAGGCTTTGCAAGTACTAACACAACAACTGGAACATTAGTGGTAACTGGTGGAGTAGGAATCAGCGGAGCATTAAGAGTGGGCGGAGCAATTAATGGCTCTACCTCAATTAGTACATCTTCACTTAGTAGTAATACATATACTTTTTCCAGCGGTGTTGGCGGTGGATTAAGACAGGGCATCGCTGGATTCTCGGTTTTTGTCGATGCCTTCAGTCAATTTAATACTGATACTCAAACAGATTTTGATATCACTTCAGAATTATGGCCATTTAGTAACGGGTACAGCTTTGTAAGGATTAGTTGCATTGCCATATACGAAAATGATTTTGGTGCTCCGACAGCTAGAGCTAGATTGCATAAATCTTGGATCCAAGGACTTTGGTATAACGATGCAACCTCAACCTGGACTATTGAAGGTGCAGCGTTAGAACACGGTGCATTTAATACGGATTCTACTAACTTTCCAGCAGGAGCAGTTAATGCTGGAAAAGCATTAATTGTAGCTTCAGGATCTAGCGTAATATTAAGATTTATAAACAGAAACAGTCCATCAACTAGTTCATTAACTCGTTGGTCATGGAGAGCGGAGGTATTCTATGCTTGGTAATAAAAAAGATTTATTGTTTAGAACTAATCAAAATATAAACGGAAAATCTATTGAAATAAGAAAATACAGTGAACGCACTGAAATTTATGTAATAAATCCTCTAGATCCAGGACACAAAATTTTAAAATCATTTGATCATTTTGAAAATCTTACAGAAGAAAATTGTGTGCAGATTCTTTCTGCAGATCAGCAGGTTTTAGAATTTGTTAACAAAGAACACACTTCTTTTAACACGCCCAATCCTGAATAAAATATAGGTAGATAAATATTAAATCATGAACAAAACTACCGTAGATCAAGCATTAGAATTACTGGGCACAGCCATAAAATCACAGGCTGCAGCCAATGTAAACGTTGAACATTTTCTTCAAAATCTTCCAAAACGTTCCCTGAGTGGGGACCATATTAATGGAGGCAAGATTGTTAATTTTGCCAGCACTGGTATCGCTGATCGTGCTACAAAAACTCAGCTAACTATTACAGATCAAGAAATTGCAGTTGATAATCTACGTGTAAACACAGTCAAAGATAATCTTGCTGTAGAAGGTAACATCACTGCTCAAAGTATGGAAGTGGCTGGTTTGCTCAAAGCAGGACTATTACAAGTTGACGAAATTAGAGCCGATGTAAAATTAGAAAAGTTCAGTCCTTTAGAGTTTAAATCAACATCAGAGGACACATACTACGGTAAAGGTATTATTTGGACTGGTGGTAAAATTACCAAACAGTTTGTTATGAGTGCTAATCCAGATCGTTTATTTTCCACAGAAAATTTAGACTTGGCAAAAGATCGTCACTTGTCTATAAACAATGTGACTGTACTAAACGAAAACGAACTAGGACCTAGTGTTACTAAAAGTAACATTAAAGAATTAGGTAGACTAAGAGGATTAACAGTAGATGGAGACATTATTGTTAATCAATACATGTTCTATGATTCAACCAGTGATAGATTAGGACTAGGCACCGATACTCCTCATGCTGCACTTAGCGTAGCAGAAGATGCCATAGAAGTAGTGTTAGGCACCAGAGAAAGTTCCAGAGGTATGGTTGGAACTTATGCCAGCTTACCTTTTGATATTGTTACTGATAACAGACCAAGAATCAGCGTAGAGCAAAATGGCGATATTAAATTAGGCAATACTACACAGGCGCCTGTGCAAATTTCAGTGCATGGAAAATTAGCTATCAAAGTTAAAAATCCAGATCCTGAAGTAGATTTGCATGTAGCTGGTCCAATTAGATATCACGGACATATTCATATGTATGGTGAAGTTGCACCATCAGCAGGCGAATATGTCAAGGGCGATGTTGTTTGGAATACTAATCCACAAGTTGGATCACATGCTGGTTGGATCTGCACTGCCAGTGGTAACCCCGGTCGTTGGGCTGCATTTGGAGCAATAGTTAACGTATGAGCAATGTAGATCAAAAAATTACCGCAGTCACTGACGCACTGAAATTATTACTACAAGAAGAATTTCAAGAAGTCAGTCTGGTCAATATACAGCATGTGGAATTCAAAGCAGGCAAGGAAGGCACTGTTGTAGGCAAAGGGTTACTTTGGACTGGCAATGGTCTGGTAACTAAACAATTTGTTGCTACCACAGGTCCAGATAGATTTTTCAGTACTGATTCAATTGACCTAGGCAAAGATAAAAATTTTAGTATTAACAACGTTCCTGTATTAAATGAAAAAGAATTAGGACCAACTGTAACAAAAAGTAATTTAAAAGAAGTTGGTAGATTAAAAGGATTAATTGTTGATGGCGATCTACAAATTAATCAATACTTGTTTTACGATAGTTCATCAGACAGATTAGGCCTTGGAACAGATGCTCCTAATGCCATGTTCAGTATTTTAGAAAATGGTGTTGAAGTAATGTTAGGAACCACTGAACATAGTAGAGGAGCTGTGGGTACATATGCTGCCAACGACTTTGATATTGTTACTGATAATACTGCAAGAATTTCAGTAAGCGGCAGCGGAGACATTGAATTAGGAAATAAAAACTTTGGACCCAGCAAAGTAACTGTTAATGGTAAATTAGGGATCAATGTTTCCCAAGTAGATCCTAGAGCAGAATTACAGGTCAGTGGTGCTATAAAATTCAATAACACACTACATCTACGCGGCACTGAACCTCCTAGTGGCGGCAATCATTCAGTAGGTGACATTGTTTGGAATTCACAACCAGCAATCAACAGCTTTATTGGTTGGGTATGTGTTCAATCCGGCATTCCTGGTCAATGGCTACCGTTTGGACAAATTCAACCATCATAAATGCAGTCTCTAGTAATTGGCAATGGCGAAAGCCGTAAATCTATAGATATCAGTAAAATTAACTGTGTCAAATATGGATGTAATGCTATACATAGAGATCTACATGTTGATCATTTAATCTGTGTTGACAGTAGAATGGTCGATGAAGCATTAAGATCCCAGTTGTTAATTTATACTAGACACAATTGGATTAATCAATATCAACAGCATTCACATGTGCGACTAGTACCAGATTTACCATATAAAGGTAATGCAAGGCCCGACGATCCATGGCATTGGGGTAGTGGTCCATATGCTGTGTTGTTGGCTACTAATAGACACGATGAAATTAATCTAATAGGGTTTGATCTTTACAGCAAAGACGGATTAGTTAATAATGTCTATAAAGACACTAAAAATTATCTTACTGCGGATAAACCCAAAGTAGATCCCAGTTATTGGGTTTATCAAATAGGTCGTGTGTTTGAATGCAATCCAAAGAAAACATTTAAAATTTACAATGAAGATGAATGGCAATTGCCTAGAGAGTGGCAATTGCCCAATGTCAGTAAAGAAAATTTACAGGGTCTTGCAAACTTCATAAATAGTTCTGTATAATAACACACAGCGGTCTTCAATGGCATTCACCCCGCTTTATAAATTCTGCATGTCATCAAACTTGCTCATTTTTCATAAGGAGACTAGAGATGGCAAATTATCTTTCAACAAAAACATATGGCAACGACAGAGGTCTTAGTTGCTGTTTTAGACAATGGCGTTCAACGCACAGTCATTGTTCATTAATCCACGGATATAGTATTGGAATCAAACTTGTTTTCGAATCTGAAACTTTAGATGATCGCAATTGGGTCATGGACTTTGGTGGACTCAAAGCATTCAAAGAATGGTCAGAATGGCAATTTGATCACACTCTGGTGGTTGCTAACGATGACCCCCACTTAAGCTTTTTTAGGCAAATGAGTCACTTGGGAGATCCTCCTGTATCAGGAACAGGATCAATTGTAAATGTTAAACCTCATGAACGTAAGGCTTTGTGCGATCTTAGAATTGTAGGAAGAGGATGGACACATCCTGATGGTCGTGTGTTTGAAGCACGTTATCCTGTTGGACAAGGTGTACGTCTTCGTTCAGCAGAAGTATTTGAACACGCAGGAAATTCAGCTGTATACGAAGGATGAATAGTTTAGAAAAAATATGGGCTCGGGCAACTGGGCATCTAATGGGACAAACAGACGAAGATCGTCCGGATGTTCCAATTCTTACTGTACGTGAAGCGAGGATCGCATTGTTTCTCAAAACTTTTTGGGTTATAATTCATGTGGTAACCTGTTTGTTTATTATAGCCAACGTAATTAGACACTGGTAATGTTAAACGTAATCTGTCTCAAGCATGGTACAAAATACGGTGCCAACTACGTAAACAATCTTTACAGTATGATACAACGGCATCTAACTGTGCCGCACAATTTTATCTGTTTTACAGATGACCCTACAGACTTTAATCCTAGTATCAGTGTAAGAATACTGCCAAACAATCCTGTTCAAGGTTGGTGGTGGAAACCTTACATTTTTAAACGCGGCCATTTTTACAAGGAAGATATCAACTTATTTTTTGATCTAGATATGGTCATTGTAAGGAACATTGATCATTTTGTAAATTATAATTCTGGTAAATTTGTAGGACTTGAGGATGTTGGTCGCATATGGGGAACAAGACCTCCAAAACTAGGAAGTGCCGTGTTAAGATGGCAAGGTGATCACTACGAACATTTGTGGAATAATATAGAACAAGATCCTGGTATCTGTAAAAAATTTCACGGAGATCAAGATTATATCTGGAGTGTATGTAGAGAACAAATTGAATTCTTTCCTGCAGATTGGATACGCAGTTATAAATGGGAAATAAGAAAGCACGAAGAATTGGTTAGGCAAGGCAGCGGCTATAACTTTAAAAATATTGCCAATCCAATTATTCCTACAGAAACTTCTGTACTGGCATTCCACGGTACTCCTAATCCCCATGAAGTAATGGATCCTGTAATTGTTGACAATTGGCGGTAATGAGTATACAATTACTGCATGACTAAACGTATAGGTTTTGCCTGCAAGTGGATTGATTCTCCTACACAAGTAGATGGGATCAAACCCAAAGATGATTGTAAAAAATACAATACCGGTAGTACTACCGTAGCCTGGTTAAATAGACAGACTAAAGACGTGGCTACTGAAAAACTCTGGTCCCTTATGGAACAGAACATTGAATCGTGCCGCTTACTTGTACAACGAGTAGGAGAATTAGATGAAGATCTTAGAATGGTACGACTCAGTAGCGATATCCTTCCTGTGTACACTGAGCCAACTTGGAGTTGGTTTTGGCGGACTCCCGATGTCCGAGCCTATTGCGAAACAGCATTTCGAACCGTGGGCGAAGTGGCCCGCAAGAATAATGTTAGGCTTAGTTTTCATCCTGGTCAGTTTACTGTGCTGGCATCTGAGTCAGACGATATTGTAAATCGTTCAATAGAGGAATTTGAATATCATGTGGACATGGCTCGCTGGATGGAATATGGTAAAACGTTTCAAGACTTTAAAATCAACGTTCATATCGCGGGTAGACGAGGCCCCGATGGAATTCGTGCTGCGTTACTTCGGTTAACTCCAGAAGCACGTAATACTATTACTATTGAAAATGAAGAAAATGCATGGGGGTTAGATGACTGTCTTAGTATTTCTGATGTTGTTCCTATGGTGCTTGACATACATCATCACTGGTGTCGTGAAGGTGAGTATATTGCTCCAGCAGATGCCAGCGTCAAAAAGGTCATCGATAGTTGGCGCGGTGTTCGTCCTGCTATGCACTATTCCGTTAGCCGTGAAGATATTCTTGTTGGACACACAAGAGATCAATTCCCAATCATGGAATCTTTACTTTCAAGTGGGTATAAAAAAGCAAAACTCAGAGCACATTCAGACTTCTACTGGAATACAGCAGTGAATGAATGGGCACTGAGTTTTAGGGAAAACTTCGACATCATGTGCGAGAGCAAAGCTAAAAATTTAGCATCGTTCGCACTCTACGAAGAAGCTAAAAGATTAGGCCTTTGATTTAGGGGTACGACCAGCTGATTTCTTAACAGTTTCTTTAGCCTTGGCTGTTGTCTTTTTGGCAACTGTCTTGGCTTTTTCTTTTACAACTGCTACATCAGCAGAATCAACCTTGCCATCCTTGTTAACATCGGCAGTGGCTTTTACACCTTCTACCTACGATTGTAATAAATGAAAGCACCTAGTGCTACTACAACTACTGCGAAAAGTACGATTTCCATGGTTAAATCTCCTTGTGGTTTATTTATACGGTAAATATAGACATGCTACATTTTATTAAAAGTTTACAAGAATCTAAAGATCGAAGAGAAATTTACCAAGACAAACTTAAATTTGGTAAAGATGAGCTTGCACCTGTGATGAGCGAAGATACTGTAAAGTATCACTACGACGGGCTAGCAGCAAAATATTCAGAGAGATATAATAAAGGAGAAGGTGATGCTGACTTTAACTACGGCGGCGCTGTTTTACATAATTTGTTTTTTGGCAATCTGGCCCCTCCCAGAGCTGCAAACAAACCAGAAGGAATTAGTAAAACCTTAATAGAAGAAAAATACAGTAGTTTTGACAAGTTTAAAGAAGCAGTTGAAAAAGAGTTCATGGCAGCACAAGGATCTAATTGGATCTATATGGACACTGACGGTGAACTACATACTATTCATAATCACGAATACCGTAAAGGTATGAAAATTGCACTGTTAATAGATGCTTGGGAACATGCTTGGGCTCTTGACTATCAGCAGGATAAAGCCAAATATCTATCAAATATTTGGAGAATCATTAACTGGGATGTTGTTGATATTAGATTAGGAGTTTAATATGGCATATTCAGATAAAGTCATAGATCATTATGAAAATCCACGCAATGTGGGCAAGTTTGATATTGACGAAACTATTGGCACAGGTATGGTTGGAGCCCCTGCTTGTGGCGACGTAATGAAGTTACAAATTAAAGTAGAAAATGGAGTAATAACTGATGCCAAATTCAAAACATACGGATGCGGATCAGCAATTGCAAGCTCGAGCCTTGTCACAGAATGGGTCAAGGGCAAATCGCTTGACGAAGCGAGAGAGATTACTAATTCAAGTATTGCTGAAGAACTTGCCCTTCCACCGGTTAAAATACATTGTTCAATACTTGCAGAAGATGCTATAAAAGCAGCCATAGAAGATTATAAGAAAAAACATGATATCACTAACTCCGTTAGCAGCTAAAAAAGTCAAGCAAAATCTAGATCGTAGAGGTAAAGGTTATGGAATTAAAGTAGGAGTAAAAACTACTGGATGTTCTGGCTTTGCATATGTTTTAGAGTATGTGGATAATCCTATAGAAGAAGATATGAGTTTTGTCAGTGAGGGTGTTCATATCTTTGTAGATCCAAAAGCACTACCGTATCTAGACGGAATGACTATGGATTGGTTTAGAAAAGGTCTAAACGAAGGATTTGATTTTGTAAATCCTAAAGAACGTGATCGCTGTGGCTGCGGCGAAAGCTTTAGAATTTAAACTTTTCCCACCGGAATATCAACGCTAGCGGGCATGTCCCAGATTTTCTTACGCTCAACTCCTTTACGTTGAGCAAATTTTTTAGAATCGCATTCAGCACAACAATGAAAATAGTGATTACTTAGACGTTTAGTCTGTATCTTTTTTAATTCTCTTTCAAAGTTTTTTCCGCAGTTATCACAGATAAAAAGAGCAATGGTCTTTTTTCTTTGGTATTCGTGAACAGTACCCAATTTGCTAGGACGCTGATAGATTACTGTTACAATTTCACTTTTGATATACATGACAATATTTACGTTAGGCTTATAGATTTTTTGAATAAATATTACGGTAACCACATTTTATTGGGGCTTTAGCATGGTAAGAAAAGTAATTGACGTTGGCCTATCCAACAACGACGGCACAGGCGATAGTATTCGCGATTCGTTTAAGAAAGTAAACGACAACTTCCAAGAATTATATGCATCACTTGGTTTAGGTGAAAGACTTAGATTTATTAATTTAGATGATGCTCCGGGATCCTATCTTAATCAACAGGGAAAACTGTTAGTTGTTAATCAAACACAAGACGGCCTTGAATTTAGAAGAATTCAAGGTACAGCACAATTAGCTATTGATGTTGACGACACTGCCGGAACTATTACATTAAGACCGTTAAATCAAGACATTATAAATGATACAACTCCACAACTAGGTGGAGAATTAGATGCTAGACAAAACAGAATTAGAAATTTACCCACACCAGTTTCGGATTCTGATGCATCAACTAAAAAATATTCAGATAGTAAGATAGCCGTTGCAGGTGTTGATGCTATCAACCCAGAAACCGGATTAAATGATGAGTCATACGGAACTATGACTGGGCCTTTGGTTCTTTCTAGAAATCCAATTACTGCAGATGATGAAGATTACGACGGGTTAGTTGCAGCATCAAAAAGATATGTTGACCTTTCAAGTTTTACCAGTACAACTTCATTGTATGTAAACCGAGGAGGACAGGATTCTAGAAATGATATTCCTGAAAATAGAATTGGTAGATCACCAGCATATGCATACAGAACTGTCGAAAAGGCTTTAAAAGAAGCTGAAAAACTTATTGCCGACAGTCCGTTTGAACTCAGCGTATATGCAAAAAGATTAGTGTACAGTGACGGTATCCCTTGTACTTTAACCAAAATTGAACCAGCATTAAATGCAGGGTCCGGCGGTGTAATCATTCCTCGATTAGCTGTAGACACTTTTACACTAAGAAATTCCGGTACTGGTTATAAAGCTGGTGATATTTTACAAATGGGATTGGCTTCAAATCCTGGAACATTTACCAGCAGAGCAAGTGTACGCATTCTTCGTGTTAGTAATGTAAATGGAGCTATACTTACATATGAAATTATTGGTAACGGAAATTATACCGGATTACCTGGAGTTTCCGACGTCGGTACCACATTGTCTGTGGCGCAACAAGGATCTGTTGGTGCTGGTGCTACCTTTAATTTAACGTATAGAGTATCAGAATTATCAATAACCACAGCAGGTTCTAACTACGGTCCGGTTAGTATCATTATCACCGGTGGTGGAGGTAGTGGTGCTGCTGCATCTGCTATTGTTTCAAGTGGTCAAATTGTTGGCACCACACTATTACAATCAGGTAGTGGGTACACCTCTCTTCCTACTGTTGAAGTTTACCTTCCTAGATTATTTGTGTTTACCAACGGTGCTAGAACAGATTTTTCAGCATCAAACGATCCTCTAGCTAGAGATATTAGAGAAGGGTTAGGTATTAAAGGATCAACCTCTGGAGCAGTAGCAGAAATACTATCGCACAATGCTATTTTAGACGATTCGGCGGGAGGATATCCTTCGGGTACTGGTAAGAACGAAATTTTTGATGTAGGTATCCTTAGCGGACAATTTATACCCGGGGAAGAATTATTGTATGGCGAATTAATCAAAACAAAACAACTTACTGTTCAAATTGAATCGGGATCATTTGAAGAAAACTATCCGTTGAGAGTTGCTAATAACGTTTCTATTATTGGTGAAGAATTTCGTAGAACATTAATTAGACCAAAACCTGGAGTTAGTACCAGTCCTTATACTCAGGTTTATTTTAGACGCGATCCGATCATTGATAACATGAGAGTTACTAATTTATTTGGTATTAATTATGCTATCGACACAACAGCAACACCGAGTGCTATTAATGGAGACATTACTGTCACTTTGGGTGCAGGGTCAACAAACACTAATTGGGTCGGAAAAATTTGGAAATCATCTAGTTTGCGAGGCGAAGGAAGAATTTTATCTATTACTAATTCTACACAATTCCAAGTTAGAATTCATGATGATTTAACTGGTACCACAACTATTCCTGCCGGAGCAGTATTTACAGCTACAATTTCTGGAACTACTTTAACAGTATTATCTCCGCCAACAAGCGGGTCGTTGACAGCAGGAATGGAGATAAACGCTGTTGGATCAACAGTCGTTTATATTGGTACTAGTATATTAAGACAGTTAACAGGAACCACTGGAGGGGCAGGAACTTACGAACTTAGTAGAGGTTCTAAAATTACTAACGCAACGTCCATGTTTGCTTCTAACTGGCAAATTTATTCTGTTAGTGAATACGGTTATCATTACCTATCTGATCCAAGTAGACCTATTTGGCCATTGTTAGAAAACACTGGTCGATTAGTTAATGCAGCAACTCTTTTAAGAAGAAATAGAACATTTTTACAAGAAGAAGTTTTAAATGAAGTTATAAAAACTTTTACATCATTTAATACGGCCACTTGTAAAAGAGATGTAGGTCTTATAATTGATGCTATTGTTTATGACATGACCTATGGCGGCTATAGTAGAACTGTCGAAGCTGCATTAAAATATTATCAAAGTCCTAGTGGTAGACTATCCATTGGTATTAGCGGAACTCCAGAGACTGGATTTATTGATCTTCCAGCTCAGGGAAATCAGAAAGGTCCCACTTTAGGTGCAATATCTTATCTTAATACGCTGACATTAAAAGTTATTAAAAATGAGCCTATAACCAGAACAAATACTAATCCAGAGGCATTTCAAGAAATTAATTTTTCATTAACAAGAGAACCTGCTGCAGAAGGCATCCTGAACAATTTAATAAATGTTATTTTAGGAATGCTTGGTAGTCCAGAACAGGTAAATTTCCCCAAGGATAATAGAGAACTTGATGTGTTTATGATGAATGATGCTAATATTCTTCGTCAAATTACAATTCAAGGACACGGGGGGTTTGCACAGGTTCTTGATCCAGAAGGTCAAATTTTAAATAAATCACCGTACTCTCAACAGGGATCGGTATTCTCAGCTAGTACCAATGAACAAAGATTTGCGGGCGGTATGTTTGTTGACGGTTATTCCGGCAATCAAATGATGAGAATACGCAGCAAAACCACAACAGGTAGTGAAGCTAATTATGTCTTTGAAGTAGACAAACTTAATAGAAGACCTCAATTACCATGTCCTTTTACTGTTGAGGGTGTAACATACATTGTCAACTACCTACGTAATTTTGTTTACAGTGTGGGAGCAAATGGATCTGCTGCTACTTTAGTTTTAGATAGTTCTACTCCGTATACGAATGCTATAGCTGGTATTATAACTCCGTGTACAGTCACAGGCGATGGAACTTATGCTAGATTAACTTTCCCTTTAGCCAGAGCTAGTGCTCCGTTTACCGTAGGAAACATGATTGATGTCAGCGGATTTGTTAGTACTGCGGTTGGATATAATGGCGTATGGACCGTTACAGCCTGTACCACTACCTATGTTGAGTGGCTCAGTGGTGAAACTGTTTCAAGTAGTGGAGGAACAGTAGCGGAAAGTTTTGAATTAATTACAGCAGGATATAGAAGTTTATTAAGCAATGACTGGACCCAATTAAATGACATGGGCTACGGGTTGTTTGTTACCAACGGTGGTATTAGTGAAGCTGTTGGTATGTTTACCTACTATTGCTACAATGCATACTATTCTTTAAATGGCGGTCAAATCCGTTCAGTTGGAGGTTCGGCAGCACACGGTGTGTATGCTTTAAGAGCAGAAGGTTCTGATCCTAAAGAAGTTCCTGATGCATGTATTGTCGGTAGAGATTTTATTATGACCGCTAGTGGGTATTCTCAATGGCAATACACTAATGCTAGGGGTGATAATGAACTCTATGTTACTAATTTTCCGTACGAACCATTAGTTGACAGTGAATTAGAAATCCTTCATTATAGAAATCTTACCGCAGCAGACGGATTGCCAATTACACAAATTGCTCAGAGCGGAACAAAAACTGTTTTAAGTATTGCAAATGCCGATCAATATTTCCAGGCTAGAGAATTTGTTCAAATTAACGGCATTGTATCGAGTGCCAGTCAAGCGGCGGTGTTTAATTACAATCAAAAAATTAGTACCAATGATAGCGGAACTTTTAGAGTTGATTCTGTTACCTCAACAACTTTAACTATCGATGCTTCAAGTGTTGGAACATTAGCTACACCTGGTATTACATTAACTAGTCCAATATCGTTCTCTAACGGAGTAGTTACAGCAACGTTTGCTAGCCAAACACAAAATCCATATGTTACTGGTCAAAAGATTAGAGTCAGTGGTATTACTGTTAGCGGCGGTGCTGGAACCGTTACTGGTGCAACTGTAACAGGAAATACAACAACTGGAATCGCAACTATTACCTATTCAGATAGAGCTGTTCCTTTTGCAGTTGGTCAAATAATTTCAATTGCTAGTTTTGCCACTGGTGGATTTAATAATGCTACAGCTCAAGTATTAAGTTGTACTAGAACCACGTTAACTTACAGTAATGCCACAGCCGGTACCAATGTAACCGGTGGTGTTTTAACTCCTAGCTATAATACTGAGCTTGGTGTTGTAACTGCGGTAACGCAAACTACAGTGTCATATAGTTTAGGTGCAGTTACTCCCGGAACTTATTCCAGTGGTGGAGCACTAAACGCAATGATTAGAGCAACCGGAGTTAGAAGAATCTATGCAATCAATAGTGCTAACTACGGCGATGGTTCAAGCTTTGGTGGAATACCAAATGGAACTGCTAGAGTGTTTTTTGAACCACTGGTTACACAACCAGGTGAGACTGGACTCTATGCCAGTGTTCAAGACGGTCAACCTGTAATTATTAGACAGTCTAGACAGGTATGGCTAAACGGGGTAAGCAATACTTCCGCTGCTAAAAAATCAACAGCACTGTTGTTTAACGCTGATAATCCTTCCACTGATGTTATCGATGTTATTTCGTATACTACCGGCGGACTAGTAAACAGAATTAGTCCAAATGAAGAGGTGATTGCAGCCTGTAGAGAAGGCTATCGTTATATTGATTTAACCGCAGCTAACGTACAAAGAAAGGTAGGTAACGATTATTATGGATCTGTTGGATCAACTAATGTAACCGTAAGTACTATTACAAACACATTTGATATCGCTAAATTAAATTCTGGTAGATATTGTTTCCATTGGTATGGAGTACAATATCGTGTGCTATCATATACTGCCCCAAACAGTCCAACCGCAGCATTTGTCACATTAGATCGAACATTACAACATCCGTTAACTGGTTACAATAGTCAAATTACAGTTCTTGTTGGACCTAAACACGGAGAAACTGGTTCTATTACCATTAAAATTTCCACATTAAGGGCTACAGCGTTTGACCTGTTAGATATTGGGTCGGGAAGTTACGCAGACACTAACTACCCAAATAATATATTTGGGCCACCAGTTAATGCCAACCAACCTAACAATGAAGCTGCTGAAGTAGGAAAAGGTCGTGTATTTTATACAACTATCGATCAAGAAGGTAACTTTAAAGTTGGTAAATTGTTTGGAGTAAATCAATCAACCGGTGAGGCAACTTTAAGTGCTAGAATTTCCTTAACAAATATTGCATCTTTACAATTATCACAAGGTGTGCCAATTTCAGAATTTTCAGCTGATGGAAATTTTAGCAGTCCAAGTGCCGGAACTGTAGCTACTCAATTGGCCACAAAGCTATACATTGATAGAAGATTAGGTCATGATGGAACAGCAGCATTAACCGTTGACCGTATTGGTCCAGGGTTCATTGACACTGACGGCGATAACGCAATGGCCAATAACCTAAATATGGGTAATGCTGGCCGTATTATTAACATGAAGAATCCGCAATCAGACAATGATGCGGCTACAAGACGTTGGATTAGTATTCCTCACTTAAATGGAAATGTTGGTTCAGTATCAATTCCCAACTGTTCAGTTGTTGGTAATGGTACTACTGCAACCGTAACATTTAGTGCTACTCAAGGAAGTGCACCGTTTGTTACTGGTCAGGTGATAGGAATTACAGGTTTTTCAATAGCCGGGTTTAATAATGACGAAGCTGTTGTTTTAACATGTAACACTACAGGATTAACTTATTCAAATACTACTTCTGGTGGACCTGCTACTGGAGGAAAAATTAGTTCGGTTGGACGAGGAAACTTATTAGTTTATACCGGAACAAATAATTCTGATATCAATGAAACAAACGTTGCTACAGAAGGTTTTGTAAATGCTGCGGTAACTGGTGATCTCGATATCACTCTTGATCAATCATTAAGAACAATTAATTTCCAGTTAGTTAATGAAACTGTTGTTAATTCTGATATTAATTCATCGGCAGCAATTGAACAAAGAAAATTAGATATCACAAATAGTAAAGCAACTACTAGTTCATCAATTAGTAATGTGTCGGCAACTTCTACTGGTGGTATAGTTACAGTTACATACTCCGCTCAAACTGATTCTGTAACTGGTAATTCAGCAGTACCTGTAACAGCAGGTGATAGAGTTATTATTAGCGGATTTGCTAACAGTACTTTAAATGGTGTATTCACTGTTAATTCAAGTCCTACTCCTTCAGGTACATCATTTACATATAATGCAACTACAACACCTTCTGTAATCTCAAGTGGACAGACAACAGGTGTAATTACTCTACAGAGAGGAGTAAGCACATTTGACCGAGGACAGTTTACTGTAACAAATGGTTATGCGTCAATTAAAAATAACGGTGTTCAATTAGGAAAACTTGTACCGATTAATCAAAATCGAGTATTGGGATATACAGGTGCTACTCAAACCGGTGATGTTGGTGAAATTACACTAACTGCTGTTGTAAGTGGTGGTGGCGGAATTACCAAAGGATTATATACCTCGGCTGGTGTACTTTATGCCAAAGTTGGAGGGTCTCAAAATGATGCTGATTTTATTGTTTTACCAACCGAATCAACTACTTACACTACAAGTAATACAGCTAACAGTGTTCAAAATTTAGTTGCTAGAAACAACAATGGAAATGTAGGACTTAATGATTTAATTCTTGATGGTGATCTATACTTAAGTAGATCAACAATTGGCAGCGGCGCTGATTATAAATTATTAACCATAACCGCCGGTAGTGGTTTTAAATCAGCAACTTACTACGGTGCAGGTTCAGTAGCTAAAGGAAGAATTACTATTCAGGTTAGTGACTCTGGTACTAGCAATGATATTACCAAATATTTTAACAATAAACATGTGTTTATTGGTTCAGACGGTATTCAAGACGGTGTTGTTGTAACCAAAGCTCTATCAGCTGGTGAAGATTTAGCAGATAACAATGGTGGCAAAGTCTACGGCAACTGGACATTGAATGGTAACAGTAAATTTGAAGCTACCTATGCTGACTTGGCAGAATACTATGAAGCAGATCGAGAATATGATGTAGGCACTGTGTTGGTGTTTGGCGGAGACAAAGAAGTTACAACTTCAAATGTTAAAAACGATCACAGGGTAGCAGGTGTTGTTTCTAATACTGCTGCCTACACAATGAATCAAGCATGTCCGGGTATTAAGACCTGCGTAGCACTACAGGGTCGATTACCAGTTAAGGTAGTAGGAAAAGTAAACAAAGGGGATCTAATTGTCACATCGGGCATACCAGGTGTGGCGATGGCAGCGACTGGAGACGTCAAAGTTGGTACGTTGATAGGTAAGGCCATTGGATCTTACGATTCGGACAGAATTGGAACTGTTGAAGTCTCAGTGGGAAGAACATAATGGCTAAAAAAACTATAAACACACAACAACCGCAGGATTTTATCAACGTTGGTTCTGCACCTAACAGCAAAGACGGAGACAGTTTACGGGCAGCATTTGCTAGATTAAATGATGCTATTGATAATATTGATTCCAACTTTTCAGAATTATATACCGCGGTTGGACAGCCTGTTGATGGTAATCTTAAAACTGACATTGTTGGTAGTGTATTTGGTGATGACAGCAGTTTGTTAGTCGATGGAGTAATGAACAGAATCGTTGGACCTGTTTACAATGCTGTTGGTAATATAAAAATCACAGGCGGAACTGTTGGACAGATTTTAAGGACTGATGGTAGTGGTAATTTAAGTTGGGTTACTACTTCACAATTTAGTGGTAATTACAACGACTTAACAAATAAACCAACTATACCTACCAGCTTTGATAGACTATCTAATAGCGGTGATGAAGTTATTTTAATTGGTGGAGCTAATCCGTTCGTTACTTTTCCTGCCATTACGGGCGGCGATCAACTAATAATACAAGGTGCTGAAGTTAGTTCAGTGTCAGGCAGTCTTGCACTTACTTCACAGGACA